ATATTTACTAGACTTTTTAACAACATCTATAAATAGTTTTATAGATGTTTGGAGAGATAATTTAAAAATGTACCCTACAATCTACAATCTACAATCTACAATCTACAATCTACAATCTACAATCTACCTTGTAATCTATAATCTACTTTATAATTAACCCCCAATAATTAACCTTCACAAGAAATCTTTTACAAGAAATCTTTTACAACAATTCTCTCCACTTTTTTTTTTAAGGACCTTAAAATATAAAAATAAATAAGAAATATTTTTAAATATACTCCATAACTATATCTATAATCTACATTGTAACCCTATAATCTACCTTATAATCTACCCTATAATCTACCTTATAATCTACCCTGCAATCTACCTTATAATCTACCTTGTAATCTACCTTGTAATCTACCTTATAATCTACTTACAATCTACCTTACAATCTACCTTGTAATAATCTACCCTTACAAGGGGACCTCGAAAACCGGTAACAAACTAAAATACGGGTAACAATTAACATATTATTAATATAAAGTTTTGTGTTATATATTAATTACAATGGTGAGTGATAATGAGATAATAAACTATTTTTTGCAAACGAGTAAGGGTGTGCGGGCTACTGCAAGGTATTTTGGTGTATCAAAGGTGTATGCCGGTAAGGTTATTATTCAATATTTAAAGGCAAAAAATATTAGACTTTAGTTAAGTTTATTTGTTAGCATAATTGATTCAAATTCTTCAAAAAAATTTACTTTGTGGTCAGATAACATTTTATCAACTGTATTGATAGACCATGATCTTAATGTTTTATCTTTCATTATTTTTGATAATAAATAAACTATAATTCTGTTGTCAAGTTCTTTATCATTTATTTCATTATATCTTGATTTGAATTGATTAAATAAATGCATATATGTTAATGAACATTTTATATCTATCCAGTTATTCATATGTTTATCAAAAAATCCTTTAAATTCTTTATTTTCCATTAATACACATAAATCTTGGAAAAAATCATTATTATTTAACTTTTTTTCACCTTCTTTTAAAGAACTATTATATTCCACTAATGAATTCATATACATTTTATATTCATTTCTCTCCAAATTCTTTTTATAAAAAATTAAATGGACGAAACTATCCAACTTTAATAAAATTAATCGATAAAGACCTTCAATTACTTACACAAACTTACATCATAATGATTCTTGAATAAACATCGCTATTAACTCCGCATCTGTTCTAAACCTAATTACCTTCCGAGGTCTTCCTCTTTTTTTTGGGGTGTCGTCATCGCTATCTTCCACCACTATCTTTGTTTTAGGTCTACCTCTTCTTACTTTTTTTTCAACTAAATGACAATCCGGGATAGGAGACCACCCTTTTTTTTCAACTTCTTCTTGCGCATCCGATATATTGATATTTAGTTTTTTCATAATATTGGCATAAGGAATCTCTTGTTTCATACCAGGTGGTTTATAATCTAAATTTTCATTCCAACTCTTAGCTCTTTCATTAATGTTTCCACAATTTGGCTTACCGTCAGCATTGTTGGTTGCTTGACGCATACACACAGTACAATAATCACATTTATCGGGTTTTGGTTTAATGCACTGGGTATACAATCCGTGATTCTTTTTTACACCAAAACAACAATCCTGTTCTACAAGTCCGTAAAATGGTATCGGTATCGACGCTTTCTTTTTTTTATTTGTTTTTTTTTTAGTAGGAAGTAAATCATCAACGCTTTTATCGTAAATAGACTGTATATTTTTAATATCGGCATCGGTATTTATAAGTGATAACCATAGTTTGTCAGCAAAGCTTCTAAGCACATTGTGTGTTGCATCGTTGAGTATTTCGGTTGGCATAGTCAAGTCCATCAGTGTTTTATATCAAAACCAATATGACTAGATTTATATTCAATTTTCTAATTTGAACCTAATCTATTACCCTTCCCTGGAAACCTTTCCATATCGTAAGTTAATTTATAATTAGCAATACTTGATGAAACATCCCTTACTTGAGATTTACTTTCATTAGATTCTACTGGTTCTGTATTTTCTGCTTCATCATAATCAAGGGCTATATCAAAATCTACATTAATATCAGCATTTAAAATTTCTATAATTTCTGTGGGTTGGGTTTCAACTATATCAATCATAAAGACCTTATCTAGTTCGGGATAATGTAACGCAATTGTTTGACCTTGAGTAACAACAGGATAATCTTGGCTCATAATTTTTTCTAATACAGCTTTAGGATCACTCAACTTTGAAAATTCTTTACTATTGTGTAATCGTAGCTTTACAAAATCACCCTTTGGTGGAGCGACTAATTCTATTTTTACATTTGTTCCTTCACCTATAGAACAACTATTCATAATATGATAAGGAAGATGAACCACTCCTGGTGGTGCTGAAAATTCATGGACGCCGCATACTTCACCATACTCTGTCTCTGTATGAGAAACTTTAAAGTACATTTTATTGTCCAAACTATCGTGATTTTCCTTGGTCAATTCAAATAACAATGACTCTGGTAATAAAATTTTGTTACTGTGTTTCAACTTTTCAATCATTTCGGGATTCTGCGACGAACAAGCGTAGCTAAAGCATAGAAGCTCGGTGGTGTGTTCCATGTTAGGTATTATATATTATAATTTTTATAATATATTATTAGTTCAATTTTATCGTCGTCTTCTTGTTTTCTTTCTTCTTTTTCTTCGGCGTTTTGTTTTCTTTTTTCTTTTCTTTTTATTTTTTTTTCTAGTTTTCTTTTTATTTTTCTTTCTACGTCTTTTTCTCCCCCCTCCCCGTTTTGCCAAACTATTATATATTTCTTGATACGCCAATCTTAATTCGCTCATTGGTCCGTTAAAGGGGTCGCCCGATTCGGGTTTTGCGTGTTGTGAGCTTTGAACTGCCATCGTCCTTCTTTTCGGCGTCCCAGGCGCCGCTCCCATTGTTGCAACCATTTCTTGTTGCCAACGAGCTGTTTCCTTCCGTAAACCTTTAACACTGCGGCTGTCTCCAGGGTTTTCCACCATATGAACATGTGTTTGAAAAAATGCTCTATCATATTTATAATCATTTAAATCACCAAGTAAATTCTTACATACATAAAAAATGTTATTACTCATTAAAGCACGTGCATCGGCATATGGACGGTTAGCGAAAATCTTGTATAAATAATTAAACTCTTGCTCTGTTATATTAATATTATAATTAGGGTTTCCTTTTAAATAATGAAAACGAAATGTTGTGCCTTCTGCATCGTCCCTGCTTGTGGTACTACTGAAAGTGGTGGTTTGTTGTTGACGTAATCGTCCTAGCATCGTGTCTGGGTCGGAAAGATTGGGTTCTGTGACATATTTATATTGTAAATAACTTTCATAATTCCTAAATTGTAATATCTTGTTGGAGGGTAGTTCTATATAATAAAGATAACTACAAAAAATATCTACCATATGTAATATTCTTGACTGACTTATTCCAAAAGCGATCTCTTTGGTAGCCATGTTTTCCGTTATTCTAAAAAGACAAGCGTTGCTCTTTATTTGATTCCATAATCTTACAGAATACCACATACCATTTTGAATTAAACTGTCCATATTTACTATCAATTTAAGGGCCCGTGCTGGGTTGCCGCCCCATGTTCTAATGAAAATGTTTCGCATTTCTTCTGAATTAAGCTGTGATGAAAGCGACGTGGGATCAAATCCATAATACGCAATTATTTTTTCATAGTTAAGTAGCATCTGTAGATATTGGGTAGAAATGTCGTTTCCACCCGTGTCTTCAGCCACTTTAATCCCAGCAAAGGCATTTGCTCTTCCACTTTTCCCACTTTTTCGGTTGCTTGCCGTTAATCTTTCCAAAACCTCGTCGTCTAGTTCTCCACTGTCTTTTTGTACTTTTGATGGTTGTGCTATATTTCCACCAATAGCCATCATAGTTCTCCAAGCTAAAATATGTTCTATTTCTGCTCTAGGGCCGTGACAACCTGTTTGAATAATAATAGTTGGGTTATCTTGACTACCCACATTTCGTGCCAATAGCCCTCCAGTACAATAACAATAAAATGTTTTGATTCCATTTAATATATCTTTTCTGCTATTTTCAACTGTCTTGTGGTTGTTTCCAAATAACCTTATTATTTCTTCAGTATAACCCCGAATATCAATTTGTTCAGGTAATGGTTGTTTAGACCAAAAGACAATATCATTCGGCGACGGCGCTGCGGGATTGTACCCCCGGTGGTAGGTCTTCAACCTTTTCACGTAATATACATATTTAACTGCTAATATTATATGTGAAACGGTTGGTGATGTTGTTGTTGAAATAGTTAAATCACCTTGTGTTGATGTATCTGTAAATGAACCTCTTTTTGGTTCTCCACTCACATTTGAATAACTATCTGTAAATAATTTAATAAAATAATAATTTAACAATTCTAAACTACTTGGACTTGAACTTGAACTTGAACTTGAACTTGAACTTGAACTTGAACTTGAACTTGAACTTGAACTTGAACTTGAACTTGAACTTGAACTTGAACTTGAACTTGAACTTGACGATGAATTGTTCGCACTGCTGTTTGTACCACTGCTGGCCATCCCCAACGACCGTGGTGATTTCTTCAATGATTTACCACTGGCGATGGGTGATTTGGGTGGTGTTCGTGGTCTTTTCTTTGAGTTTGGTTTACTGCTGGTGGGTTTTGAGGAGGACGACATAATATATATATATATATAATTTATACTATTATAATCTGAATTAAATTGTGTGAAATCCTTAAATATTATTATCGTCTTCTTGTTTTCTTTTTCTTTTTTCTTCGGCGTTTTGTTTTCTTTCTTCTTTTCTTTGTTATTCGCTTTCTAGTTTTTTTATGATATTTTCGTTTTCTTCTTGTTCGCCTTTTCCTTCTTCTCTTCTTCTTTGTTCCACCTCCTTCAGAACCCTCTTCCTCCTCTTCCTCCTCTTCTACCTCTTCTATTCCATCGAGTGGTGGTGTGTATTCCATGCTAGTATCGGAAGGATGATATTGATATTTTTGTGCCTGTTTGAGTACACCCTCATCCACCCCGATTAATTTCCGTATTGCGGTGGCGGCACCGTCGTTAGTTAACCATATTCCCTCACCTCCATCCGGTTGCGGTGGATTTATACAGTCCAATACATCTTTTACAGCATCGCCTAGTTGGTCGGGCGTATCAGCGTCGGCAGCCGTCGAGACAAAGGATGGTGTGTTGATGGTGCCGGCATTATCCCTCCAACGAATGCAATTTTGACGTATTCTGTTTGCAATACTGGTATGATTTTTATGTTCCGGGTTTTTTGCGGATTTAGTAGCGTCAGTCTGTTTCCCCATCCCTGTCATTCCGTGAGGTGCGAGCTTAGTTGACCAGGAACGCCAATATTGCTGCCCATCGCCGCCAGTCCCCAGGCTTCCTAATAAATTCGAATAATATCTAAATGCTTCAGGCTCAATATCTGAGGCTTGATTTAATAAACAAACTAATGGAATTAATCTTGTTATTATATTTTGTACTGCTATTTCACGATTTGGGTTAGACCAAAAAAAATTAACATTTGATTCCATCGCAATAAGGTCACCGTCGATACCAGGACTATCTTTAGCCATATGATATGCTGACATTGGGTGTTTTCCAAGCTCTGCATTTATATTCGCTAGTGATGGTGCATTATTTGTATGCCATAATTGTGGATTATCTCTCAAAACTTGTTTCGCAGCCTCAAAATCTCCGATGGATTTCAGATGACCAATTCTAGATCTAAATCTACTCTTTTTAAAAAGATCTAAAGACCAATCTTGAATCGTAGGAAATTCTATTACATATAAAAATGTATATGTTCCATCATCATTTATTTTTTTTCTTAATGATATAAATTGTGTTTGACTTTTATGATTATTACACCAAGGATGAGACCAAGCCATTCCTTCCGCCCTAATTAAAATTTTATGTTTAAATAAGTGAATATTATCTGTGGATTGATCTAATTCATATGCCCCCTTTCGACCAACCTTAGTCTGAGACGCGTATGCCTGTTTTTTCTTTGTCTTACTTAAACCATTCGCTGTTAATGCCATTAAATAACAAGCCATTTTATGTTCGCTTTGTGGAGAACCCATACAATCAGCATTTATCCATAATGGTTGACTACATAGCCAACAATAATTCTCCATCCAATTTTTATGATCGTTTTTTTCCCATAAGAACGCTTGATCTCCTCTTAGAATTTTTTCATTTACAAGTCGTTTTTCAGGATCACTACCACCAGTGCCACCACTGCTTTTTGTTTCACCACTACTACTACCACCACTACCACCACCAATTTCACCTCCAGAACGCAGCCTTTCAGAATACCAACAAAAACCACCTTCTGCACGATTCCCCAATGATCTTAAAACATCTTTATTAGTATTATAATTATGGTTCCCATCTGTATTGCGATCTCCAACTTGTTCCCGTAAAACACTTCTGGTGGTGGCATTCACTGAAGCCTGTAAATTATTAAAAAAATTTAAATCACGATCATCCTGTGTGAGGTTGAGTTGATAATTGTCGAATTGTTGATTATTTGGGCGGGACCGAACTGGATTTTTTATATCTGCAGCTGCTTGTGGTGAATTTATAGCAAATGCGGGGTCGCCAAGTGGTTCTGTGGCGAATCCAGATTTTGAATTATACTTTCTTTTTGTGTTGATTTCAAGTGTAACTCCACAATTACAGTAAGCTTTTTTTGTTTTTTGTTTTTGCCTCACACCCCGCTCTCCCCTGTGGAAAAGACCACGATTTTGCAAAACAGTATGCCCCGAACAAGCTACATCCCATCTTGATCTTGGATTATAGGGACCATTTAAAAGTTCCATTTGATTTGAAGTCGAATCTGCATTCGCGGATTCAGCTTTACTTCTTTTAATACCATGCCATAAATCATTCCAATGCTGATTATGGTCTTTTACCAGAGAGCGAAAATCAAGGTATTGACCATACGGGCTACTACTACTGCTAACACTGCTGACGACGCCTAAAATGCGGTTTTGGTGAGTATAAAAAGCTCGGATAAATTCATCCCGTTTCGTATAATCACCTCCTAATTTATCATCCTTAAAAAGGTCTGCGGCTTTAAAAAGGTTGGTTCTTAATTCGTTAGTATAGGTTGTTAAATTTATTCTTCCTGGGTCCATAGATGTCTCACCGGTGAAGTCTGAATTTACCGGGGCTATTGGTTGATAGAGTGGTGTTGTTGGTGGCGATACCCCCACTGCTAATGATGATGATGATGATGATGATGATGATGATGGTGATGATGATGATGATGATGATGATCCGCTATCAGACATAATATATATATTAAATATTATATATTATATTTTTGAATATAATTTTAATTTCTTTTATATCGTCTTTTTTTTGTTTGTTTTCTACGCTTTTTTGTTTTTCTTCTTCTACGCCTTTTTGTTTTTCTTGTTATTTTTCTTGTTTTTTTCTTGTTTTTTTTCCACCCTTTTTTGCGTGTCGCGATTCATCATCTGCAGCATCTAGACCTCTTTGGTAGCTGAGGTGGGATTCTGTTGAACTTTGTGGCGGATCTGATATATCTCGAAATATAGGACGAAAAGGGGGCCTTTGTCTTGCCGCACTTCTTGATGTATCTTCCCTTTGTGGTGTACCATCGGGTCCAGTTAGGATTGTAGTTGGGCTGTGTGGTGGTGTGTGTGGATTATTCAAAATAGAACAAATACGGCGGTTGGTGCTTAAATTATAATTCAAGTCACTTTCTGCTTTTCGCTGTTGATATTCTTCAGGACGATAATCAGCCTGGAACTTCCTTAGATATGGGTTGCTTAGACGGGGTTCTTCTGTAAGATATTTATGTTCTCTTTTTTGTTCCGCAAGAAATCGTATTAAAGATTGTCTGGCTTCTGGAGTTTTTAATTCGATTAAAATTGGAGATGTTTCTTCATCCATATTATAATATATAATTTAAATATATTATAATTCTAGATTAAACTGTGTAAAATCCTTTAAAGTATTACTAACTTTATGTGAAAGATCTGCCAGATTTTGCTTCCAAGTAGTTTTTGATGACCGTTCAACTATATCAATAATTTGCATTGAAGCTTGTATATCATTTTCTCCTGGTAAAAGCTTTTCTATTATATGATTTTCTATTGATTTTTTAGTATACTTATAATTATCAATAACAGGGGCTGAAAATTCCAAATAAGAAAGTAAAATATACCATAATGATGTGCGCAATCTTATATGTTTGTATGCCTCGGTACAATCTTTTTTTAATTGTTGAAAGGATTCGGAGTCTGTTCCTCCTAACATAGTTAGCATATCTTCGGTTATTTTCATTTCAACATTTAAATTTTTAGGGTCATCTCCTAAAATATAAGAAAAATCTATTTGTAATAATCTTCCATCTTTTGTTACTAGAATATTTTCCAGGTGTCTGTCTCCTACACCCAGTATATAACACAATACACATGATGATACACATGTTTTTATAAATTTTTTTCTTAATTGTGTTACAGTTAGAGTAGGATTTAAATCCATAATATAATTTTGTAATGTTGTATTGTACTTATATTTTACATCATAAAGTGTATTTGCCTTTTCCACCATTTCTATCCAACCACACCCATTATCAATAGGAAAAATATTATATGTTTTTATATCTACTAGTTTTTTACAAATTTTTTGTATAAATTCTGCTATAATCATGGTTAATTTGTCTTTTCTAACATCTTCAAATTTTACCAAAATATTTACAATTTTTTCCTTGCCATCTTTTTTTACAATTAACGGTATTTTCCATGGTTTTGTAGCAGATTTTATACACATTACTCCTTCCCCCATTATCCCTATACACTCGGATTCAAAATCCCAAGGAAGTCTTACGGCGCCGTTTTTCTCAATCCAAGATTTTACTACAGAATTCCATTTACTAGGAGATAAATTATAGAATATGTTTTCATTTATAAACTTGACAAAATCCAGTGTTTTTAGTAGTTCTAATTCTTTATTTTTTCCTATAGAAATCATAAAATGACTCATTATTCCCATTAATTTATAATATAAAATTTTGTCACCCATAATAAATGTTAATTCAAAGAAAAGAGAGTATATTAATTGGTTATCACCTATACACAAAGGTATGAGAAGTTCTTTACCTATCTTATAATTTTTTAAACATAAATTTATTAACCATGGAATGATTAACCTAACTTCGTTTTTGGAGAGAATTTTTAACTTTCCTAATATCCAATCTCTACATTTTTTGTTTTCTAGAACATATTTATTTTCACAAATTTCAAGTATCTCTTCAAGCTTTAGTCTTGAAGAGCAATTTCTTCTACAAGCCAATTCATTACATGTAAATTTTGTTATTTTTTTTGAATAAAAATAAACAAGTTCTTCTAATTCTGTTAAATTCTCTCCATTTTTAAAACTAGATAAACATTTTGACATCAATTGAAAATGTCCGCTAAATTCAAATCGGTGATTCCATAGCAGCTGTCGTTCTAGCTTTGAAAAAGGATGTGAAGGAAGTTTATACTGAACGCTCTTGTAAAAAGATAATATTGTGTTGATGGCCTTACACCATTCCTTGTTTACCACGCGCATATTATATAATTCTTTTAATGTTATAGGTAAATTAGTAAATATATAGATGAAATTTGAAGATTTATTTATGAAATCCATATTACCTTTACAACCCAAACACATTCGTTTTTTAGAATAAAGATACGAATATATAGAAAAACTTTTGTTTATTGGAGAGGTTAAATTTACTAAACTTGGTATTATACCCCATTCATCAGCACAACTTCCGCAAAATATTCTACCACAAACCCTACAATGATGTTTTCTTCTCCACATATTGAATGGTTCTTTACACTTATAACAATCTTGAATATTTTTACTGGGTATCCATATTGACGGACTTGTTTTTTGTATAGAAATATCGGTGGTTACTTCTCTTTTCTGTACCATCATGGACATACTCATTTTATTGTAACTCATTATTAATAATTACTAATATTTAAATATCATTTATAATTTGTATTATATATGATAACTGTATTTTCTGTTTTTATGTTTCTTTTAACTATTTTTGTGATGTATTTGTGGTATAGGTCGGTTCGTTATGATTTTAGAGGATATTAGAGAATTTAATAAAAAGTAATAAAAATTTAATAGATTGATCATAGTGATATATTATTTGTTTGTAGTTTTTGCTATAATCCAAGCAAGTATAGCTGTTGCTCCCGCTGCCCAAATGGTAATATAATGTCTTGCTAATTCGTATTGAACCGTATTGATAAATTGGCATAGAGGAGAACCAAGACTAATAAATGTTTGTAAAATACCACGAATACCTGAGGGAGCGCAATGAGTTTTATATAAATTTACTAGAACCCAGTGAATGAATCCTGTAACAAAGACAATTCCTGTAAATTGAAGCATCACCGTGCCGAATTTCTTGGCAATAGGGTGAATAATCATAGTTATACATTAACATGATTATGTATATATTACTTCAATTTTATATGCTATAACTTAAAATTTGTTTTACAAATAGACTTAAAAGGGATTTGTTAAATTAGATTATAATGTCAAACGACGATACAACTAACAGCATGCCCAACGCGGGTAACAATTCTTCTGATCGACTTACAGGACGCGTAAAGTGGTTCAACAATAGGGCGGGTTTCGGCTTTGTAACAGTTTTAGAGGGTGAGAAAAAGGACGAGGATGTTTTCGTTCATCATTCCGGAATCGTAGTAAATAGTGAACAGTATAAATATCTTGTTCAAGGTGAGTATGTGAGTTTTGCCCTTCGTGAGAGCGACAACCAAGAACACCCTTATCAGGCAGGAGATGTCAAGGGTGTTTTTAGTGGTTGGTTAATGTGTGAGACGAGAAATGAAAATCGTTCAACTCGAAGTGAGGAGGGAGATGAAGAGGACACGCGACGCAGACCACCCCACCGTCGCGAAGGACAAGGACAAGGACAAGGACAAGGACAAGGACAAGGACAAGGACAAGGACATTCAAGAAGAGACCGACACACTAGAAGCGGTCGAGGTGTTCGTCCGCGAGGAACAGGTCCGCGTGGCGCAGGAGGCAACGATGAATGGGTTCTAACACGTAGAAATGGAGGAGGATCTAACTCCCGAAATAGCCGAGACCAAGATGCTTAAACTAATATGATTTTTCATAAAAAATTTTATTAGTTATTCTATATTTCAAATACTTATATGTTTTTTGATATGTTTTTGATATTTTATATAACATTTTTATATAAAATTGATTTAAAAAGACTTCCATTAATGTAGAATATAAATGAGTACTTCTCAAAAAACATCACCAAAAAAATCAACCAATCCCAAAGATGTTAATCCTATTACAGAACAATTCACGTCAGTTCTTAATTCAATCTCTAGTTTTAAATCCCAAATTAGCATGATCGCCTCACAAGTAAAATCCTTAGAGAAAACTGTCAAAAAACAAATGAAACAATTAGAACGAGAAGCACAAAAAAATAAAAATAAAGGAAACAGAAAAGCTTCTGGGTTTGCTGTGCCATCTAAAATCTCAGTTGATCTATGTGAATTTATGGGTAAGCCAGAAGGCACCGAAATGGCTAGAACAGAAGTAACCAAATACATCATTCAATATATTAAAAATAATAATCTACCTGATAAAGATAACAAAAAAATTATTAAACCTAATAACGCTCTTAAATCATTACTCAATGTAAAACCCACAGATGAAGTTACATATTTTAATCTGCAAAAATATATGAATATACACTTTATCAAAGTATAAACAATATAAACATATTATTATGATGAATATTAATGATAAGTAAAAGAATTGCGAACGAGATAAAAAGAACTTGGACCGACTTATATCAAAAAACAAATTCAATATATATTACCGATAATAATCCCCAAGAAATAAAATTTTGTATGTTTTTTAATGGTTCATATAACCCATTAAATATTACATTAAATTTTAAAAATGGATGTTACCCCTTTAAAGCACCTAAGGTTTTTATAGGAAAGAAAGATTATATTTCTTTATTACCCAATAGTTGGAGTTTTTCTGATAAATTATTAGGAAATAATTGTATGTGTTGTAGTTCCATTTTATGTAATTGGCGTGGTCCAAGTGTTAGTATGGTTGATATCATAAATGAAATCAAAAAAAATTTTAGAATTAAAATTAGACTTATGGAAATAGCACATTGTAAAAAAATTGTTGAGAAAAAATTAAAAATTAATTATGTTCCTATTGAAGAATTTTTATAAAATTGATATTATAATATAACTATAATAATAATATCAAATAATATGAATCAAATTTCACTTGAACTATCAAATCAAATTAATATAAAATATAGTGAGATTCGCAACAAACAAGACGAAATAGATATGATAAAACAAGAAATTACACAATTAAAAAAAAATTTATTTATTACATGTACGCACAAATGGATCAACGACTCTGATGATAGAAGTTGTCATTCAATTAGTGTATGCAAACATTGCAAATTATATAGAAATCCTAATTACAACTAATCATCACCTTTAATACAATAATTATATTAAATAACCCATTAGACGATTGATTATATAACAGTTGACCATCGTCTTGTTTCCTCATCAACAAACACAACATATAGATGATAGGAGAAAGCATAAACATAATATTAATAACAATTTTTTCTGTTAGTGTTGGAGAGGGTCCAATAATTATATTTTTTTCAATAATACAATTGTTGGTTATACGCGAGTGGAAATTTTTGCAATGAGGTATCTATTGTAAAATTTTAATATTCAATCACATGTATTTCATCTGATTTACTTAAAAATCTTGTTCAATATTACCAATAATAAATCCGGTGGTAGATCCGTCTGTCAAATCAGAAGCAGTCGATACAGAAAACAAGCAAATCAAAATAAAAGCAGTAAAAGATAATTTCATATTTCAATAATATCAATGTTATAATGCAAATTCTTATAAAAAATTTAATATTCATTTTCTACGACCTAATTATGAGCATTTTCTTTATTCCAAGTCTCAAATCCATTTTTAGCTATAGACTGGATTTGACGCATACAATAACCAAAGGTTGCTCCGCTATGGTCGTTGTTCTCTAATCCATCACTTATTTTATTAACATTTTCATGGTTCCAGAAACAATAACCTTTGTTCTCAGGAGGTGATTCGTTTTTAAACCAATTCCAAAGGTTCAACCTTGTTGTTGTCTGTGCCATATCTAATAAATTTGAACGAAAATCCATCCCATATACTTTTACAAGACGCCATTCATTTGTGTTTTGAGGGTAATTAAAACTCATTGTATAATAATATCTATTACTATTATTATTTTTTTCAATTTTATATATTTAATTTTAAACACAAATATATTTATTAAATTAACCATTTAAACAATTTGTACCTTATATTGTTATAATGACCGATTCAAAAGTCTTGTTGAAAGATATTGTTATTGATAGTGAAAACAAAGCAATCACTGTAATGGCAGGAATGTTAGAAGTAGCGCAGAGTAGAGGGGTTTTTAATATGGAAGAATCATCCAAAATTTGGGAATGTATCAAAAAATTCCATCGCAAGCCTGAACAAAAAGCTCTTCCAGGAGCGATTGAAGAAGGAGCTGACGACGAAAAGGCAAACAACGTAATGATTGATATTAACGAAAATGAATAAATTGAACTAACTTAATTATATTATAATTATAATAACTATAATATGAAGATTGTAAATGAACCATTTCCTCAAGAACTTGAAACAAACTTTACTGAAATATTTGCCAAATGGAAATTTCCTTTATCAGATTTCCAAAAGTGGGCTATTTATTCTGCTTATAATAATAACGATACGATTGTTTGCGCACCTACCGGTTCAGGCAAGACGCTCCCTGCCGACTTTATTATTGATCACGTTACTAGCAGAGGGAAAAAAGTAATATACACAACACCCATCAAAGCTTTAAGTAATGACAAACTTGCAGAAATGACCGAAAAATTCCCACATATTTCATTTGGACTATTAACAGGTGACAATAAATTTAACCCAGAAGCACAAGTTTTAATTATGACTACCGAAATTTATCTTAACACCCTTCTTAAATTACTGTTTATGAAAAGTCAAGAAAATTATGATCCTAAAAAATTAAGTTTAGAATTTAATATGAATATTGATGAAGAACTGGGATTTGTTATTCACGATGAAATTCATTATATTAATGACAGAGATAGAGGACATGTATGGGAAAAAGCTATTATGAATCAACCCAAGCATATCCCTTTTATTGGTCTGTCTGCTACTATCGCATCCCCTGAAAAACTATGTCAGTGGTCTCAAGATCCAAAAAAAGCTAACAGAGGGGAAATTTATCTTTGTATTGATACTATCAGAAATGTACCAATCGAACATTGTGCTTTTATTACAATTCCCGATTCAAATTATAACAAAATTACAGGGAAACCAGGAGATATGTTAGATGATAGTTGTAATAAACTTGTAACGCTCAAATATCAAGACAATCAATTTGAAGAGAAAACCTATCATAAACTGAAAAAAACATTACAATATATTTATGAAAATAAAATTCCAGTAAAAGATAACTTTGTATTCAATAAAGTTATCGATCATTTAAAAACAAATAATCTACTACCTGGACTAGTATTTGTGTTTTCAAGAAAACAATGTCATATGTGGGCTAAGATGATTCAAAAATCGTTGTTTGAGGAAGACTCTAAAATTCCTAGTATTATTGAAAAAGAAGCAACTCAGATTCTTATCAGAAAATTATCCAATTGGAAAGAATACGTAGGTCTACCAGAATTTAGAGAAATTATGAAACTGTTGGAGAAAGGTATTGCCGTCCATCATAGTGGTGTAACACCTGTCTTTCGTGAAATGATTGAGATTTTATATAGAAAACAATATATTAAGCTATTAATTGCTACAGAAACTTTTGCGATTGGTGTTAATGTCGCTATCAAATCAGTTATTTATACTGGTCTTAAAAAATATGATGGTAAAGGATTTAGATTTATCCATTCACACGAATACGCTCAAGGTGCTGGTCGCGCTGGTAGACGAGGAATGGATACAAAGGGAGTAGTTATTCATTTGCTTAACATCTTTGATCGTCGTGATAGCGTTCCTGATGCTGTAACATACAGAAGACTGTTAAGTGGGAAACCTGAAAATCTTAAGTCAAAATTTTGTATTGATTTCAAACTTATTATTTCGATGTTATCAAGTGGTAATACAAACTTTGTAGAATATGTAAATAGCAGTATGTTATCAAATGAAATTGGAAAACAACTCAAAATATTAGAAGAGAAAAATAAAGAATTTGTAGCTCAACTTGCAAAAAAAGAAGAAGGACTTCAATATTTAAGATCTCCATTAGATATTTTAATACAATATCACACAGATAAAACTGATTGTGTTATGGCTTCAAGGAAAAAAAAGAAAGCATTATTGAGGAATATTAGTAATATCGAAAGCATTCATAAAGGTTTGGAAGGTGATTACAAAAAATATCTTGAATATTTAGATTTACAATCTTTTCTAAAAAAAAATGAAAATAGTTTAAAAAATACAAGAGATTATGTCGGTGAAGAAATATCTCTCCACGTTGATATTTTACAAAACAATAAATTCGTAGATGGAGAATATGAAAACAACGATTATTCTAATCTTGTACCAACTATTAAAGGAATGATGTCTGCCAACATTCACGAAATGCATTGTCTTGCCAGTATTGATATGATGACTCAAGGAGAATTAGACGAGCTTACAGTAGAAGAATTAGTAAGTGTGTTAAGTATATTTACTCATATTAAAATTAGCGAAGATCAATCATATGTGGATGTTAGCCATACAAATGTCAATGATACGATTAAAAAAAAAGTAAAGACTTGGAAAAATATTTTAAATAAATATTATGATATTGAAACCAAATGTCAAACTAATTTTACCGATAACTATACTGTTCATTATGATATGTGTGAGTTTATGTATAAATGGTGTTTTGCAGAAAATGAAGTAGATTGTAAACTGATCTATCAAGAGGCAAAGAAATATAACATTTACATGGGCGAGTTTGTAAAGGCTATACTAAAAATTGTGAATATCTGTAATGAATTGGAGAAGGCATCCGTCATCCAAGAAAATATGAAACTAACACATACATTAAGCTTGGTTAAAAGCAAGCTACTTAAAAGTGTTGCTACAAATCAAAGTTTGTATGTGTAGGTTATTGTTTTATTAAAAAATTTTTTATAACCAAGTAATTCTGTGTTGTATTTATACTCTGAAAATTGATGTTTTTTTTTAATAATCTCTGTACAATATAGTTAAAGAAACCGTACAATATATAATTAAATCCGATGAGCTTATTAACTACTGAAAAAACGGTCCTTCAAAAATTCCGACAAAGAATTAAAGAAAAGACTATAGAAGTTCAAAAGGAATTTGAAAAAATTAATGGTGATAAAGAAACACTGAAAATATTCAAAAAAAAGTATCCCAATTTAACCAGACGTTGTAAAAAATCAAGAAATTATATTAATAAAAAATCAAAAAAAATACACTTTTACCCACTACTGAAAGAGTGGTTTGAAATTTTACAAGATGAATTTTCAGAAGAAGACAAAAAAACAATCTATGAATATGTCGTCAAAAAGATTAAAGGTATATACAAGCACGCACAGAGTTGCAAAACTGGATTATGTAATCAAAGAATATTGTTCACGATGAAATCCGAAGAGAAGACAGTTACTATATGTTTTACAAAAAATACACTTGAAGCTAATGAACAATGGTTCCGGAGATTATTATCAGAAATAAAAAAAAAATATCCCAACAAGTCTTTGGCGGACATGGTGATGATTGTATCGTCAAAAAAAGTAAAAAAGGGAGTAACTCATTGTAGAACTATGAATGATGCGTGGTCTAAATTATCAGTTGAAAATGAAATTAAGGTTATATTCTGTTGTAGTAATGCAACACGGATAAATGATATTCTTGATTTAACAACAAAATACAACAATCTTGTTCCTACTCTTAGGAAAAATATAAGAATTATACATGACGAAGCGCATAATTCAAAAGAAGGAATTCCTCCAAATAGGGACGTCATCGAAAATATACTGTTGGATACAAATGTGTTGTCTTATTGTCCCTGCACCGCATCAGCTTTCGTAAAGGAGAAAGGAATAGCAGATGAGAAAAATCCCGTTTGGAATATTAAAAATCTTAAAAATAACGGTATAAATTATACAGAATTTGATAAAACAAAATCCGACTCACCGAATTATTCTTCTTGTGTCGATGCCAAAAAATTTAATTGTGAAGAACTCAAAAAATCATCTAAATGGAAATCTAATACACAAACACAAGTTTCCAAAGAACTTTACAAAAAGGTTCATTCGGATGATATACAAAAAGTTTTAAGTAATGGGGTTAAAAGACTAGAAACTGAAATCAAAAAGTTTTATGACCCAAAATGTCTCAAAACTGGAAATTATAAATGGATTGACGATTTACATGAACATGTAGATATTTATAATAAAATCATAGAAGGGAAAGAAGTACCCAAAGAAATGTTAGAAACCGTTTTAGAGGATTTATATGTTAATAGAAAACGCGAACTTGAATTTTGTACTTTTATGAAACAAGATAAAGAAAAACAAGCCATGGAAAATGGCTTGAACTACTTAAATATGAATATACTCACAGATAGCAACTTTTACAAACACGATGAATTTGGTTTATATATAATAAACACGCCAAATAGAAAAATTATTACACGTCTTTTGTCAGAGGAAGCTCTTAAAATGAAATATTTAAAACCTTTGAAAAAAAGAAAAAAAATAAGAATAAGAAAAAGAATGGATTTGAACCCAATCGTACTTGCTATATATGGAAACGAAGGTAATAAATATCACCTTTTATTTGATGGTAAAGAAATGTGTGTAGATAATATAATGGTTAATGGTGAATTTAATGAAAAGCTTTTAAAATTAAAAACACATTTGGAAAATCTGTTGAAAATCAATACTAAGCGCCCGTTTATCATTATTGGAAATTATAATCCTTGTGGTGAATCTATTTCATTCGCACATACAGATTACGGTACTGTTCGCGCTATATTAGCTTGTACATCACAGGAGGTTGACAAAGATTATCAGGTTGGATGTAGAGGAAATGCCGTGGACAATCATTTTGTAAAAAAATTTGGGTCGGAATGGAAATTCCCAGAAAAATTCTTGGTCGGTACTAAAGAATTTATAGAAAATGTAATGGAAGGGGAACTACAAAATGATAATCAGGTTGACGACTATCTCGCGTGCGAAGGAGACCAGAGTGATAAAGAAATTCAAATAAACTTGGATTATCGTCAAAGGGAGGAAGAATTTAATAACGGTACGGTGGCAACTCCGATTAAGTTAGTGATTATTGATGATTGTTCAAAATTCTCAGAATTATCAGCAATTATGAACATCCAGAAAAAAACTACAGAGCAGAAAAACAATTTCATGAAGATATTGAAGGAAATGTACGATAATGATGAATTGTATGAATTCACCGATAAAACTGGAAAATTTGATTGGTCTAATCAATCATTGATACAATTTAGACGTTATCAAGAGGGGTATAAAGCAGAGACATTTCGCTTCAAAAACTACCAAAACCACCATGAACAGAATGTGGAATATATAAATAATAAAAGTAAAATCAAACCCAATCAATGTGAAATCCTAACTTGTAAAGATCATTATAAATTAAAATATAACAACGGGACGAAGACATATAATAATTTGAAAAATACGTGGTGGATAGGGTATAAATACTAAACATTATTAACGTCCAAAAAAATATGAAACTAACACATACATTAAGCTTGGTTAAAAGCAAGCTTCTTAAAAGTGTTGCGACGAATCAAAGTTTGTATGTGTAAGTTATTGTTTTATAAAATTTTTTATAACATTTATCAAATTATTTTAAAGATATCAATACAAGATAATTATTAATGTGTCGTGAAAGGTGTTCTCAAAAATGTTTTATAGATAACGTATTACTCACTCTAACAATTATACTATTTATGATACTTTATATGTATATAGTTAGTCAAAATCCTGGTATTATACCTATATTAATTATAGTATCAGTATTAACCTTCATAATTTTTTCTATTAGATTAGAAGATTATGGTTGTCCTAATTGGATAAAAAATATCGGTAGCATATGTCGCGACGAACTTATAGAAGAAGAAAATTGAAATAATTTTTTACCTTAATTAAGTTATTAAAAACAAAAATGGAACGCTGTGCAATTTGTCTCAATTATATCAAAGAAATCGGTAAAATTAATTCATGCAAACATCTATTCTGTATAAATTGTATTACCGAATGGGCTAAAATAAATAATACTTGTCCTTGTTGTCGTGGAAAATTTAATGTTCTTTCCGATTCTAATGACAAACTCGTTGGCTATTTTGTAGATAAAGAAAACGATTTATCATGTTATGACTATTGTAATCATGGTATTACTGTTGTCTTCTTGTATATTATTGTTATTAACCATTTTGATGAAAAAATCCCTTTAGTTCCTTATAACAGGAAATTAAGCAAAGGGAGTAGATATATGGATATGGGACATTATCAGAGGATACTTGCTTAGTAAATTAAATAATCTTACAACTATATTATTTGAGTTCATTATACTGTTTCGTCAAATAAAATTGAAGTTTAATTATCATTTTAATGATGTAATAAAATAACTCAAGATGGCAAAATTAAATATCTTTGGAAAAAAAACACGTCGTAGCACAGGAAAGGATAAAAAAAAGAATACTTTTAAAAAATATGGCAAAAATAGCACACGTAGTATAAGAATCAAGGAAGACCAGATGGAGAAAAGAGCCGCCAATAGAAAAGCAGAAGGAGATAATTATCTTGTAAAAGGACATATGAAATATTCAAAAACCAAGGGAAAATACTGCGGAGGTGTATCCAAGTCTATTTGTAAAATTACTTGTAGAAACAAAAAGCATGGAAGCAAATAACTTAAATATATTAAAAAATAATTAACTATATGGGTAGCTATATAAACCAAGAAGATTTTAACGATATCGAACAATCTTTATCTCGACGCAAAAATGTGATAAAAAATATTTTTTTTATAGGTATTTTTATTATTGCACTTCAACTCGTATCTTACGCTTTAATGAATGTTGGTCGGTAAATACATAAATTTTAAATTTTTGTTTTGTTAAATTTTCCTTGTCAAATCTACTTGTAAATCTATTTGTCATATTAATTTCAGGTAAATAAACTATATATTGGTACAAGGCATCGTTTCTTAATAACTTATCAAATATATAACCATCATAAACTGTTTCTTGAACTTGGGGGTCGTCCATACATATTTTCAACAAGGAACAATCATTTTGAACCCGTCTTATAGATCTCATCGTAGTGTTGATATATTCAATACTACTATCATTAGTCCATCTTTCATAAAATTCTGTTGACTTTACCGACATCTTCCAACCCAATTTATCTTGTAATATAATCATATTCAACAAATCTACCAGTCTTCTAATAGGACTTGTAATATGGACATAAGCATCCAATTCAAGCATATCGTGGTTACCAACATCCTTGGAATATTTACCACCTTGACTATTCCAGTTTTTCAAGAATTTTTTTACTCCCTTTGGTAATTCTTCTGGCGGAACAAACGCATGATTGAATTTAGCGCTTCTAAAAACACCACATTTTAATTTTATCAGTTCCTTGGCAGATAAATAATTCATCAAAATCATTAAATAAGCAACAACATCATGACTAGAATCAATTGAATCCGTATATTTTTTCCTTTTATTCATTATACTTATTGTGTTAAATAACTCTTTATAATCTGGGAAGTTTTCTTGTTCTTTTGTATCATATCTTAAATTTTTTTTTAATTTTATAACACTATTATAAAATTTATAATCAACAACTTTATAGTCTTCAACAATTAACTGTAGTTCTAAAGCGAATCTTGTATCTCCTTGCGTTAAACTGCATAATGCGTCAGATAATACTGTTGGTAGCATAGGTCTTTTTCTATCAGGTAAATATATAGTAGAAATTCTATTTGAGAAAGAGTCCCACAAATCCATTGCATCCATCCAGAAGGATACGTTGGAAATATAAACACTAATTCTTTTTTTACCATCACTTAACTCCTCAATATCAAAAGCATCATCAAAATCCTTACTTTGTTCAGGGTCAATACTGAAAATATTTCTAGTTCCTCTATAATCTTTTAAATCTCTATTTTTAATTATCATATCAATATATTGAGCTTCTGTTTTTTCTTTTAATTTTCGCATTGTTTTCTTATTAATATTTTGAATAGATGCATATAAACTTTTACAGTAAAGTTGATATTCATAAAAGTATTCAAGAGAATCAACATCACCTAATGTTTGAGTTAAAGAACCCAACGGATGCTTATTTTCCCAATTACGAAACTCAAACACAACATATTTATTTTTTATATTTTTATTAAATCCCAACTTAATTTTGTAAGGCACTAGGAATATTGGTAACCTTTTATCATCTGGAATACATTTATATAAGAATTTATCCTTGATTCTACCATAAGTTTGGGAATTCTCCAAAGCCAATACACCGGGAATTACTTTCATACACCGTGCTGATGAATGAAGAATATCTACCTTACCATCGTTGTAAGTAAAGATATCTTGGTTAAACATTTTATTAACAAACGGATTAAATCCTACAGGAATAGGTTCATCCGTCAATGTATAAGCATTTACAACTCCGAAACAGGCATCTTGCCTATTCGGAACTCTTAACTTATAAAGACTCATTTTTATATTGATATAATAAGTAATTTTTTATATCAATTTTATAGCTATAACCTTAACTAATATTTACATTTAATTACTAAATTGATTTATACATTAGAAATAATTATGGTATCATAAATGAATTCAACTATATATCGTAAAGTTGAAGAATTTCAAAATACCGTGCTGCGATTAGGAAAAAATAAGACCGAAAATGACCAATTAATAACAGATGCTTCTGAAAACGATTATTGGGTGCATATTTCAGGACATCCAAGTGGACATTGTATTATATCCAATCCTGAAAATATTAAAATTAATAGGAAGATTTTAAAAAGAGCATGCCAAAAAAGGGGCAAAATTTTTATAAAATACACTTATTTTATAAAAATATATATAGACTTTTCTAGAAAATACTGATTTAACCTAATATTGTTTTGTGGCCAATATATAAACAATTATTTGATGTCTTAAATAAAAAGTTAGTGTCTGGGTTCGGTCTTCCTGATTTTAACTGTTCTCCTTTTTGACGTAAATCAACTAATTCAAAAACTGGAATGCCCCACCCAGCTATATCATGATTTGTGAATTGAATTGTATCAAATCCTCTTTTTAATCCACAAATTACCATTTGTTTAAAATAACGGTTGCTCCAACAGTTTCCACCCTTCCAATAACCAAAATATTCATGGCATTCTTTATGCGTTTGAAATGCGATTGTCTTACCAATATTATAACTTATTCCTGAACCAGGTGCTAAAAACATCCAGTATCCGGTATCTAGTGCATCTCCGTATTCATGATGAATTTCAACAACTGAATTATTCGGAAATCCATTCGGATGTGCTATAATATGGTCTTTCTTTTTTTTATTTAAAATACCGTAACAATCTTCCATAAAAAAATATTTTTTTCTGAACCTCATTTTAATTAAATTACATTTCTTTACCGATTGTGGCAACGAATCAACTTCATAAAAACAGTTAAATCCTCTAATATCAAACGGGAATTTTATTGAATTAATATTATATATACCAGACAAATATGTAAACCATTCTTTATCATTATACAACTCTTCTTTATTATAAAAACAAGGTAAATTAATTTTTGAATTTATACCAAACAATATTTTTTCAATTGTTCTGGTTAATGTAAGAAAAAGCTTATCAATACCAGTAGTTGGTATTTTACTTATATACGCTTTTAAAAATAATTTCCTTAAATCGTGGTACTCCCCAATGAAAGACTTATCAAAATATAAATTCACAGTAGAAGTAAATCTATCATCAACCCAGTCTAAATAATCGTTGTATCGTGATAAATCTAATCTATCAGCAATTATTACTGCGACATCTTTATATTTTGTGGGTGGGTCGGAATGTATGTAAGTTTCTTCCGATAGGTTCGGGAAATATTGTTTTAAACAAGAATCATGTAATTTTTGTTCATAATTATTACATTTTAAAAAATCATGTAATAGAATGGATGCAAATGTTTGTATGTTTATATTTTTTATTAATGAATATAATATCAATGCATTTAATCCATGAAATAAACCATGTTCTACATCGTAAAAATAATTAATCATCATAAATCTACATTCAATATTACATTTCATATACTTAGAATTATTATTATTATTTTTTATAAAATCAATCAACATGTTTATTTTATCCTGTAATAATTGTATATTCATATATATATAATATATTTATATAATAAGTAATTTTTTATATCAATTTTATAGCTATAACCTTTAACTAATATTTACATTTAATTACTAAATTGATTTATACATTAGAAATAATTATGGTATCATAAATGAATTCAACTATATATCGTAAAGTTGTTTTAGTTGAAAATTGGGCTAATAATCAATTCGTTATGATTAAAAAAAAAGTGAATGTACCTAGATGTTTACCTTGTCCTTATTCTATAAACTTTCAAAGAATGCATCCGATGGTTTTAACAGAAGAGGCATTTTGGGTTAGTCATAACGAACTATGTATTGGGTATCATTATACCATAAATCCAGATATATTTAGACCTGTATTTTCATATAAAAGACAAGGATTATTAGATAAAGTCCATTATAATAAAAAAGAAGACAACGATGAGGAGAATGATTATAGTATTATTAAACCTAATTTAAGATATGCTAGAAAGAAATATTTATTTGGATTCGTCAGAAAAAAAGAATTACCAATGGATTGTGTTAAAATTATTTTATCATTTATTAACGATACCCTATAAATATATTATTTATAACCAACCAAAATCCATTAACATTAATCTATATGCGTCTATAAATTCATTATGTACTTCTAATTCCCTTTGCCTTTTTTCTTCCATTAATTCGTGATAATTCTTTGTAAAAGCAAAGAAAGAACAATTGATCAAATCTGGATAACCTTTAATTTCACATGCTACAGTTAATTGGGGCGCAAAATAAACAAATAAAATAAAAATGAAAACGTCAATTGTAATATAGAATCCTTTTTATTGTCTCTTGACACAGATATATGAAAATTGATTTTTTTTGTTTCTGACAGAAGTAACTATTAAAACAAAATAATAAATAATAAATAATAAATAAAATTATGCCTATCAATGGAAAAATAGTTATTGCGCCCTACTCTACGAGTTCATCACTAAAAAAATACAATGGATTTTACTATAACCATATCACATGGCGCAGCATCTTGCATTTTTTGGGAGTAGGTAAATATTATTCACCGCAATATTGGGTAGTAGGGGGAATCTATAATCCAAATGGCAGCAGCACATACTATCGCTGGAAAAAATTCTATAGTTTAATTAAAATGACAAAAACGAGTTTGTATTTTAAACCAATTATATGTGTACGAGATAATCTCATCGCAAATGGTGAAAAAATGTGTGGAATTCATCGCAATTTTCGTTTTAGCGATGGAGGTGCTAGCCGAAATCCAATTGGTGAAAAAATAATTATGAAAAATCAACCACAAATTCCGGATGGATATTCACTCCATAAAATTAGAGATTATTACTATAAACGTCTCGATAATGAAACAGACAGACAGTTTGCAAATAGACAAAAATGCATTATCATAAAAAAAAAGAAGAATACAATAAAACTGAATAAATACGGTAGCAATACTATTAGTATTGATGACCTTTTAAAATTAAAATAATCAAAAACCCAAAAAAAACAAAAACCAAAAAAAACAAAAAAACCAAAAATAATCTATTTGTATATAATATTCATAATAGATTTTCTTTTTAATGTCCTATCAAATTGTTTGGGATTTTCAACATCTTCATCATCGTCGCTTTGCGTTTCCATATCTGGTTTCCATAACTGAAATGGGTCCAACACAAAAGATATGAACTCATTTGTATCTCTTAATTCTTTGGGTGGTTTATAACAACAGGAACTAAATCTTGATGATTTCTTTGCTTCGGCCAATAATATCTCTTGTTGAAAAATCTGGTCTATTATAGAAAATGCGGATTTCAATAACAATATAGTAGTTAGAATACGCTTCTTTTTTTTATAGGCTTTTTTAATTTTTCGTTCTCTATCATTTTTTTCAAGAGATGTTCTTTGTTTCAAAAATCCTATTTTGTTTGTGACATCTCTCATTCTAGTTAAATAATCCTTTCTACAATTTTCGATTTTTTTTATAATTGAAAAAACATTGATGTTATATATGTTTGGATACGTGTATCTTATTTTTCTCGGAATCAAAAACTGGTTTGTTTCTTTAATTTCTTTAATTTTTGTTTCAATATCCTTAATCTTTTGTCTTAATTCTTTTTCATCACTTGATTTAGCTTTAGCTGAATTACCTGGAACAGCAAACATTAAAAAATATCCAGAGGAAAATTCACACATAGATTGAAGTTTATCATATTGGTGTGCGGACGTTTTATGTGCCTCAGACTGAGCATCTAATTTCATATAACTAACAACGGCTAATAAAAATGAAATAATAGCGTTTAATGATGAAACCACGTAAGGTGACCAGGGTATTTGGTCTAAAGCAATAGAACCTAGTGTATTACTTTTTTATATTCTTTATTTACTAATCTACAGTAAAATAAATCTTCTTTTTTAAAATCTAAATAACTTGTTATCACAACAACAATTTCTACTGGTAAATTTACAATCATATTTATAATTTATATACTAATCTTCTTTATCTTTTGAATTTTCTTCTTTTTTATCAGTTATATCAACTTTCCCCCCGGTCATATCTACTTTATTGACTGTATCCCTCTTAATATTCTGACCCTGTAACATATATAATACAATCTCGGGGGATATTGCTAAAGAATTCATAAATGTCCTATATTTGAAGGCACAAATACTAGACACCGTTTCATATTCAATACTATACCACCAGTAAGCGGGTATAAATATTATTTCACCTTTATTGAGAGTAACATCCAATACTTTTACCTTATCAAAATCGGCCTTGTATTCTTGTTGGACATTCCATACATTCACAGGCGAACTAAATTCAAAATTATCATAATCCTTAACAGGATTTAAATATTTGCTGCTCGATGGTGGTATTAATTTAATATTTATTCTTCCGGAAGTATTGTAATAAAAATTTCTATAATTGATATTATATCTCAACGGAGTTTTACTTCCTACAGAACCAGTCATAAAATCATAAATACACTTACTAACTAAAGGAGGTCGCAAAAATGCATCATTATAATTATAATTTTTAATGGCACCTGTTTCTTTTAAAAAATCCTGATTTTTTTCACTGATATATTTTTCATTTTTATCATCCCCAAAAATATTTATTGCTTCTTTTAGTAAAAATGGCAAATATAATTCAGAATTATCGTCTTTATTAGTTACATCCCGTACTTGAATATCAAAAGCACCATAATTATCATCTAAATTAGCTAAATTACAACTTTCCAATAATTTATTATTTTTAAATTCAAATACTACAGGTTGTCTTATGTTACAAATTTCTTCTAATGTTTCCTTTGAGGGTCTTTCTATTGTATATACTTCTAAATCATTACTTGTTTTCAAATGATATTGAATATGTAAATACAAAAATAGAACTAAACAAAAAATAAATATAGCTATAAAATACTTCAACATTATTACTAGTATTTTAGAAATGAAAATTTAATTTTTTCCGTATAAATATATATATATATATATGACTAAACACGAACTAATAGAAATTAATGATTTTAAGATAATATTAAATCAAGATTCCAAAGCGAAAACCACGATGGTTGAATCATATATAAGCAGTGGGTTTATAAATGAAAATATTGAGAATGCAGGGATCTCTCACCTATTAGAGCATGTTGTTACTGAAGGATGGAAAAAATGTGGTGAAAACGGATGTCAATCATATTGGAAAAAAAAAGGTGTTCTTACAAATGCTAGTACAGGTCAAACTACGGTACAATATTATATGCACGGTTTAAAAGAATATACATATGAGATGGTAGAATATATTACAAGTATTAGTATAAACCCAGAAATAACCAAATCCAGAATAGATAAAGAAATAAAAGCAGTACAAAACGAATTAATGATTCATAATGCACATCCACAAATGGGTTTATACAATTTACTAAACAAGATGTTATTTAGAATAGAAGGGTTGATAGTCCAAGACAATATGGAATTGCAATTAGAAAATCTAAAATATTATACCGTAGAGCAGTTGAAAAGTTGGTGTAAAAGATTTTATGGGTCAGGTAATATAATTTTTGTTATTTCAGGTAATTTTTCAAAATCAAAAGTAATTAAACTTTTACAAAAAAAATTAACAAAGGCTAGACCTGTTAAAATGATACCACAATACCGTGACATATTTAAACCTGGAAATCAAATATCATTTTTGAAAAACGACAATATTGAAAATACAAATATTGCGTTTGCTTTTCATGCTCCCATATACCAAACTGATATGGGAGTATTTTATATTGAATTTTTTAAAGAATTTATTGGTAGTGGTATAACATCATTATTAATGGAAGAATTAAGAGAAAAAAAACAATGGATTTATAATGTTAATCTTGATAATTATACAAGTCCATATGGTACTTTTTTGATGATAGAAATTGCTACAAAAAATAAACATATTAAAAATGTTATTATTAACACCTTGAAAATATTAAAAAAATTAGTTAATGGACAATTTGAAGAGAAATATTTAGAATATGTAAAAAAAGCGTATATGGTTGAACACTATGAAACATGTTTAAATAATTCATATTTATCAGGCTTTTACGGCGAACAATATATTAATCAACTGTATAATATAGGAAAAAAACCTGTTATTTTGTCCTTTGATAAAGTTGCAGATTCTATACTAAATATTACAAAAGTAAAATTTATAAAATTTATTAAGAAATTATTAATTTTCCCCAATATGAAATTAGCATATCAAGGAAAAGAAGAAAAAGAAGGATTAGAAAAATTGGTTTTGAATGAAATTAAATAAAATATAATTATATAAATGATCGATTCAAATTATATAATATATTTAATAAAAGAATATTTCGCATTAGTATTTTTTGTTGTTATAATTTTTAATATTATATTAAGAACTATGGTGAATAAAAAGGTAAATAAAAAAGGAAAACGAGGACATAAAGGTGGTGGCGGTCTTTTATCTACTATTACTAATTTTTTCACTTTAACACCTGGTAAAGGAGAAATGACACCGTTAGAAGCTTCATTGGAGTAATGAAAATAATCATAGTATATTAATATATAATATGATTGAATACATAATAAAAGAATGCTTAGTATTTTTATTTTATTTTGCTATAATTTATAATATTATATTTAGTGTTATACTATCAAAAAGAATAAAAAAAAAGAAAAGAAAAAACAAAAAATACAAGGGTGGAGGAGTTTATAATTTTATTAAAGGGTTTTTTTTAATACTTCAATGTATTATTAGTTTAGGGTTCGTTTGTAATAAAAAATGGTTCGAAGCTATAAAGACAATTGAGTCGTTACCCTTTCAAATTACACCGGATAAAACGCAAAATAACCCCAATGACCCTACGTTTTCGATTTAATTTATTTACTTATGTATAAATGATGAATAAAGAATATATAACATATTTTGTAAAAGAATATTTTGTTATAATACTCTACATTCTTATAATTTTCAACATCATAATTAGAGTTATAGTAAAGAAAAAAGTAAGAAAAAAAGTAAGAAAAAAGAAATCGCGTAAGGGTGGTGGTATTTTAGGAGATATTTGGTATGTTTTCTTATGTATAATTACTTTTGGATTGTCTTGTGAATTTTGGGATTATTTTGAAGTCAAATGGCCTTTACCTATTGGAGCAAATACAGAGAAGATGGACGGTGCGGTTATATTTGACTGGAATGACATGGGTTCGTTAGGCATCGAATAAAAAAAATTTTATAATAGTATATTTTTATAATTTTAATCTTCTATTTTAGGAGCTAAGAAGAATCTAATATAATTTTTATCTTTTTGTTCTTCGTCATCTTCGTCATCTTCATCCATAAATGTATCCATTCCATATTGGATTTTCATTGGCATATCTTTTGTGATATGAATCTGAACTTTTTTGTTAATTTTACCGAAGGCAACCATCATATTAATATAATTTAGAGCAAAATTTAAGTCTAAATTAGTATCTTCTCCAATAGCGTAATAAAGTATATCGTCTGTTTTCATCACAGCATCCATTGAACCAACTTCTCCTTTACCGGTTAAACGCATTTCTTTACCGCATTGCACTCTCAATTCTGTTCCAAAAGTGTTTAATTGCGTTATTAATGTGGTAAAATCACTTGAAACCATCTCAATATCTGCGTCATATTCCTCATCAGGGATATCCATTAAATCACTTTGTAAATCCATCAAAGGTAGTTTAAATTTTCTAACAATACCTGATTCGTCATCTTTTGGTGATAATGTAATATATAAATTGTCGGCACCTCTCTTATAATCTAATTCAATTGTTTGGTTTTCTCCTAACATATTGAAAATCTTGGAGAGCAATTCACAATTTATACCCAACCGAATAATATCTGTATTTTCGTATTCTGTAAACCAGCTTTTCAACAACTCTAATTCAAATAAACAACAATGACTCGAATCCATACCCTGAGCGTATAACTTATCTTGATTAATATGAATTTCAATATCACCACTAAAATTTTTTAAATTTTTAAGAATACTTGAAAACTGTGATACCTTGCGAGAGTCTGTTAATACTAACTTCATGATTTTAATAATATAATTATGTATATTTATATTATTTTCAATTTTATTCTCTAATTTTTTTCTAATATTTCCAAACTGATATTTTCTTGATTAGTAGTAGTTTTTTTAACTGCTTTTACGATTATCGGTTTATTAGATTCTAATTCTATGATCTTTAATTCCAGTTCTTTTATATAATTTTTCATTACAATCATTTGTTTTTTATATGATCCATCCATTAGTTCTATCTTTGTATTTGTTTTATCATTAATTAAATCTATATTTGACGAAGTTATTGCTTGATTTTTTTCTATTTGTTCTAATTTATTCTCAAGTCTTTTCAATCTATCTCCTTGATTTTTCAGAATAGCTACCCCATTTAGTTGCTTTGTATTATTTCTACTAATGGGTCGAAACATTTTTTTATTTGGTCTTTGATATAAATAAGAAGTTCCTCCTAACATACCTACATTATTATTAGGTTTGCCTGGATTACAAACCGGCGCGCCAGGTCGTGGTCCTGATATTCTTTTTTCTATTCTATTCATTTATGTAAAAACACAAAAGATTTTTTTATTAAGGACGCATTACCATTTTTATAGGTTTATGATATTTATAATTAATTATTTCAAAATCATCTATTTTATAATCTTCAATATTATCTTTTTTTTCCTTAATCAATATATTAGCTGGTTCAAAGGGTTCCTTGATTATTTGTTCTTCTAAACTTACAAGGTGATCATCATATATATGGGCGTTTCCTATGAAATGTATAAATTCTTTGGCTTCTAAATCACAATGTTTAGCGAGAATATGTGTTAAAAACGAATAAGATGCGATATTAAATGGAACGCCTAATCCCATATCAGCGCTTCTTTGATATAATGTACAACTTAATTTATTACCGTCTGTTAAGTGAAATTGTGATAATACATGACAAGGTGGTAATGCCATTTCATCAATCTGTTCTGGATTCCAGGCTGTCATAATCAAACGTCTAGGTGATTCTCCTGATTTTTTACTTTCATTAATACCATCAACTATATTTTGTAATTGATCAATTCCTTTTCCTGTATAATTTGTATTACTATTGTGATATTTGGAGTTCCAAAAACGCCATTGATGACCGTAAACAGGTCCTAAATCGTTTTCATGTAAATGATTCAACCCTCTTGAATCCAAAAAATCTCTTGTTGCATTTCCATTCCATATTTTTACATTTTCTTTCTGTAATAATCTATTATCTGTATCACCGTTTATAAACCACAGTAATTCCTTTAGGCATACTCTCCACGCTAATTTTTTTGTTGTCATTAACGGTACTGAATTATTTTCTAGAGAAAAACGCATCATCCCACCAATTTGTGTATGTGTTATACCGTTTCTACCTTTTTCTTTTACTCCATTTGTAATTATATTTTTCAAAAGGGATAAATATTGATATTCTTGAAATATAGGCATATATTTTTTATATAATTTTATTTTTAATTTCTTTTTATAAATCATATGGAAGACGTTGAAACTACAAATAAAATTGTTAAAAATGGGTTTATAAATCACGTTTTTAATTTTGATAATGAAACTAAAACCGAAGTATTAAACATTGGACAATATTTACTTTTAGCTATTATTCCTATGGGGTTTTACAATTATATTATTGATTCAGTTATACCAGAAGTAGATGAAAGTAAAAGTAATTTAGAAATATTGACAGAAGTGGTTGGACAACTAACTCTTATATTAGTAGGAATGCTTTTTATTCATAGATTAATTACATTTGTACCAACCTACAGTGGAAGAGCAATGGGCGATATGAATTTATTTAATATTATTCTATTAATTCTTGTATTATTATATGAAAGTCATACAAAGGTAGGTGAAAAAACTAAAATACTTTTGGATAGAGTAAAAGAAATGTGGGATGGTAAAAAGAGTGAAACCAAGAAAGGTAAAAAAAACGCATCAGTTGTAAAGGTATCTCAACCAATATCAAGAGGTGGCGCACCAACACACTCGCCAAGTCGCGCAGATTATTTACAATCTCATAACGCTATGTCTAGTCCAACACAAATGTTGCCACCCCAAAATACACCAACGCCAGAAATTCCTACCCCGGATACGGGAGCAAGTAATGACATGTACAACGGTGGTGGATTTAACGGATTAGTTGATGCCAATACACCAGTCCAGTCTCAAGAACCTATGGCAGCCAACGCAGCTCTTGGTGGTGGATTTTCTGCTTGGTAAGTTAATCTAAAGACAGATTTCTAGCCTTTTTAGCAGGTTCTGAAAAAGGAATTTTAGTAATATCTGGGTATGTTTTAATAGGCTCTATTGATAATTTGTATTTTACCAATAGACTCACATCACAATCAGTTAAACCTCTTGATTTTTTAATATCATTTTTTGCTACTGAAATAGCCTGTTCGTCGTTTAATTGGGAATTTGTATACATTTGTCTATATCCAGTATGTTCTCCCCACCATTGACCCGGACAATTATATTTGAACATATATGCTTCCATTTACAATAATGTATTAAAAATTTTTTAAGTTTATAACAAAATTGATATAATAATAATTATGTAAATTATTATTATTAATGAATGACATACATTCAAAGGGACAATATTTTACAACTAATAAATCACTTCAAAGTAAAGTCTTGGAATTTATAAAAAATAAACCAAAACTAATACTAGAACCTTCAATAGGACAAGGAGATTTGGTAAAATATATTACAAATAATTGTAATGTTACATTTGATATGTATGAATTAGATCAGTCTATCGAGTTGTTAGAAGGAGTTGATAGAGAAAAGGTACATTACGGCGATTTCATTAAAGCGGTTATTAGTAAAAAATATAAAACTATTATTGGGAATCCTCCATATATTAAAAAATCATCTGGAAATTTGTATTTAGAATTTATTGAAAAATGTTTTAATTTATTAAAAATAAAAGGAGAATTAATATTTATCGTCCCAAGTGATTTCTTAAAATTAACAAGTGCTTCGAAATTATTAAATACAATGTTAAAACAAGGAACATTTACACATATTTATCATCCTAATGATGAAAAATTATTTACCAACGCTAGTATTGATATTATTATTTTCCGTTATTACAAATGGTCCAAACAAGAAAAAAAAACATTATATAATAACCAATCGAAATATTTGTCAAATATCAATGGCACTGTCACATTTTCAGATACAAAAATTACAAATAGCTCTATTATTAGTGATTATTTCGATGTATATGTTGGTATGGTTACCGGCAAAGAAAGTGTATATAAGAATGATACTTTTGGAAATATTACTCTTTTAAACAAGAAAAATGTTCGTGATAAATACATATTTATTCACGAATTTCCCACATCGAATGTAGAATTAAATAAATATATGCTAGAAAATAAAGATATATTGATTAATCGTAAAATTAAAAAATATACCGAAAAAAATTGGTGGTTATGGGGAGCACCTAGAAATCAAAAAAAAATTGAAAATAATATAGGTAAAAAATGTATTTATGTGTCAAATTTAACAAGAAATAAAGAAGTAGCGTTTGAAGGAAAGGTAGAATATTTTGGTGGTTCGCTTTTAATGATGATACCTAAAAAAGAAGTGGATTTAAAAATAATGGTGGAATATTTAAATAGTGATACATTCAAAGAAAATTATACATTCTCCAAGAGATTCAAGATAGGTCATAGACAATTATGCAACGTCTTGTGTAGTGTCATTGAGGATTAAATATGCTTGGGCTCTTTTGCGAGCACAATCTGTAAATAAATTAACAATAAATTGTACTTGTTCTAAATCCGTTCGTTTAACAGTTTCAATATTTTTTTTAAGTTGTATTGGATTACTAGGATTAGTAATTACAGAATTTTCACTAATATTTGCTAACGAACAGAATACCGTTTTGATAGGACTATTTTTGTAATAAATAAGATAGTAATAAGACTTAGTACATTTTTGGGGTTTTTGATTTTTAATTTTTTTGGCTAGTCTGTTCCAAGTTGTATTACCTTGTCCGTATAGAACATAGTTAAATGTTTTTGGTCCTCCACCATTATAACTACCAGACTTTGAGGGATTTATCATTTTAACATTAATTGGATACTCTACATCGTCAATAACAGGGGTTATATCTCCAAAATCACGATTGTGTCCTTTTTCTAGAAAAGTAATATGGGGAAATTGTTCTCGCATTCTGTTTGTAACCTCTTCCTCACATTTAAGAGATTCAAGTCTGCCATCTTCGTCTCCTGTGAGTGGTATCTTCGCTGAGTCAAGATATTCACAAATTTTTTTACCCAACGTTTCTATCTTTAGATATGTGGTTAATGACGGAACTGTTTGTTTTATTAGATTCATGTAATAATATTAATATTATTATATAAATTATTATTTCAATTTTTCACCATCATTATACCTAACATATCTCCAAACTTGATATTACAAACCTTTTTGAATCCATTTTTTTTATAGAATTTAATAGCTCTCTTGTTATTTGCTCTAACTTCTAACCAAATTCTATCTTTCTCAAACTTTTTAAGAAATTGTAATGTTATTTTCTTTGCCGCACCATTACCTTGATTCTTATTTACTATTTGATCTAATTTAACATCTCCAGGTTTAATTACGCATTTTGGTGTCTTCTTTACCGTTTTTTTATATTTAATCCAAGTTAAAATTACACCCTTTTTATTCCACAAAGTTTTATTATCTATATGATTTTGTAATCTGGCTCCTAGAAATCTAAAATAACCACTTGGGAAAATTTCTGGGTATTGTTGGAAGATTTTTATTAACCTTTTTACTTTTTTTGATTTATCTCCTCCTCTTTTTTTACGCGTTTTTTTATCCTTCAAAGTTAATTTTTTACCAGTTCTATATCCTTGTTTTGTTGAACTTTGACATATAGCAATCGCATCCCCTATTTTATGTTTTTTTTTTACTTTTTGTACACACCTAAAGACACGAGTATTTCTTGGAGCCTTTTTATAATTTCTTTTTTTTTTAGTTCTAGTCATTTATATAATGATTAGAAATTTATTCTTTTCCCGAAGACATAGCATCCTTTAATTCAATATAAGTAGCTATCTTTCTTTTTAATACTAATTTATCTTTTAACACGTTGCCAGTATCTCTTTCCGATATACCTGCCATAATATTCATCCATTCATCCATAAGTTTGGGATCTTTCTTATACGATGGATTCATCTTTTCCCATTCTGTTAAACTTTTGGGTAATTTTAATTTTACATCAAGTATCGCATCATCTAACTTTTTATTATTTTCATCTTTTTTCCATTTATCGTCATCCTTAACATAAAAATGCAATCTCTTTTTATCACTACAATGAATTGGTCTTTGAGTAGGTGCTAAATCTTGTAATTGTTTTGTAATAATATTAGTAACGCCATTAACAAATCCGTTATCTTTAGTATATTGTAAATCTTCCAAAGTTACTTTAATATTTTGAACAAAGTCTGATAAATTAAGAGCATCTTTACATTGTTCGTTTAAAAAAACATTTATTGTCATATTTTGATTGTTACAATTATTATAAATAGTCTGTTGTGCTTTTGTTGAATTAATTTGTGATTCGATGAGTGTTGACGTTTTAGTATGATTTTCAGTAGATTGGGTAATAAACTGTTTCATTAAATATTTTATGTCATTTAATTCTTCTTTTAAAGAATTAATTTCAGGATTATTGTGTGAATTTTCCATTTTTTCCAATTCATTATTCTTGTATATTTTTTTTTCAAAAAGTGTCGTGCCTTTTTTTCGGTTGGATTCAAAAAGTGTCGTGCCTTTTTTTCGGTTGGGTTCAAAAAGTGTCGTGCCTTTTTTTCGGTTGTTACCATAAGTTTTTAGACATTTTTTCTTATGCTTACATAACCCACTCTTAAATTGGTATTTTTTTCCACACTCACAAAAAAATCTTGGAGCAACTTTTCCGTTATCCAATATGGATAACGATTTTGAGAGGTGCTTGTTGGTCTTAATGTGTTTTGACCAACTACTTTTTTTACTTGTATTATAGTGACAATATTCACAAATAAATCTTTTGGTATTCGAGCAACTTAGCAACTTTTTGTTATCCATTTTCATATATATATGGATAACAAAAAAGTTGCTAAATACTTTTTGCAAATATACAAAAAATAGTTATAGTAACAACTCTAAAAACACTTTTTGAAAAACCCCTACAAGAAGGTCTTAAGCGTTTTTCGACGCTATTTTCAGAAAAAACTTTACTGGATTTTCAGAAAATGGACATTTATTGCAATGTCCAAAATGCAATATATAGAGAAAGAAGTACATCAAAAAAGTGTCGTGCCTTTTTTTCAGTTGGTTAAAAAGTGTCGTGCCTTTTTTTCAGTTGGTTAAAAAGTGTCGTGCCTTTTTTTCAGTTGGGTATTTTTTGTGACCATATATTTGAAACATACATTTATATTTCTTACTTAAATAGCTCTTAATTTGATTTTTTTTACAATACCTCCCAAAACGCAATTTTGTTTGTTTTGTAAAATTTCATTCTGGACATTAGCAACTTTTTCGTTATCCATTATGGATAACGTTTTGAATGGCAGTAGTTGGTCTTATATATTTCAATCATTTACTTTTTTAAATATGGTTATGGTCTCAAATACCGATTTTTGTATTTTAACACATGAGCAACTTAGCAACTTTTTGTTATCCATTTATGAATATTTATGGATAACGAAAAAGTTGCTCCATTGTTGAAAAAACTGACATAAAAAATTCTCAGTCACAACCTTGAAAGTCACTTTATCATAATTCCCTACAAGAAGGTCTTAAGCATTTTTCGACGCTATTTTCAGAAAAAACTTTACTGGATTTTCAGAAAATGGACATTTATTGCAATGTCCAAAATGCAATATATAGAGAAAGAAGTACCTCGAAAAAGTGTCGTGCCTTTTTTTCAGTTGGTTAAAAAGTGTCGTGCCTTTTTTTCAGTTGGTTAAAAGTGTCGTGCCTTTTTTTCAGTTGGTTAAAAAGTGTCGTGCCTTTTTTTCAGTTGGTTAAAAGTGTCGTGCCTTTTTTTCAGTTGACGAACATATTTAAAAATATCCATGTATTATATATATATAATAATAATGAGTGACCAAGAAATAAATAACCTGTTGATTGCTTTGGAGAATGAATCCAACAATTCTATTATGAGTCTAACAACCGAAAAGATCAATACAATCAAAAATAATATATTACAAAAGTTAGGATTAGATAGAGAAACTTTAAAATCAATACACAAAAAGTTGAAAAATTATAGATATTGTAGCGATATGAACGATACACAATATGGATATTATATAAGATGGATATCCTTAAAAAATGCTGCTAATATAAAACTAACAAATGGAGGTATAATTATTGATATTGATATTATAAATGATTGCGTTCAATTAAAAATCAAAAATAATATGAACAGGATATTTCAAATAAAATTAGATGAATGTTGTATATTTCAAAAAATTACACCACAGGAAAGGGTTATTTTAGGGGTACTAGATTATTTGGAAAAATAATAATATTTTAATAATATAGATGAAAAAGAGTAAGAAAAAAATGGTATTTGTATTTGATTTGGACAAAACAATAGGTTATTTTACACAGGTAGCCATTTTTATTGAGGGGGTTGAAGATTATATTGGTCGAAAATTAAAAAAACAAGAAATGTATAAAATTTTTGATTTATACCCGAAAATTTTTAGACCAGATATTCTGTCTATTTTCAATTATCTAAAAAAAATAAAGCAAAAAAAAAAATCAACAAAGGTTATGATTTTTACAAATAATTGCGGACCAAAATCTTGGGTATATGATATAAAAAATTATATTGAAAAAAAAATCAAATATAAACTTTTTGATAGAACTATAGCTGCTTGGAAGGTAAATGGTAAAATATATGAAAAATGTAGAACAAGTCATGAGAAAAAATATACAGATTTATTAAAATGTGGTAATTTGAAAAAAAAAGATAAAATCATATTTTTAGACGATATGTTTCACCCACATATGAAAAATAATAATGTGGTTATTTTACATTTAAAAGCTTATAAACATGATATATTATTTACTAAAATGTGTAAAACCTTTTTGAAATCTAATATTGGCAAAGTTATAAAAAAAAAAGAGCATAAAATTTTTACATCTAAATTAATAAAATTTTCAAAAGATGATCCGTTGGGATTTACTTATATCGAATCTAAAATAAGCTCACGAGATGGATATAAAAAAGAAATATTAAGTAAATTAAAATCGTTTGTTAAAGAAAATAAACATAATATTTCAAGAAAGAAAAAGAAAAGGAACTCAAGAAAGAAAACAAGAAAATTAAGAGGATTTTGGTAGTGTAGAATAATATCCATCACCATAACATTTATCACACAAACAATATTTACCATGTAATAAAGCTTTTGTATTTTCACATTTTACACATAAATGTGAAGATAGTTTATAAATATTATTAGAGCAGTAGATTTTTTTGTTTTTTTTAACAAAACCGGTTCCTTTGCATTTTTTACAAGAAATTCTAAACATTATATTATTCTATAGATTTTATTTTTTGTTTATAAACATTTAATGTTCTGGCGGAAGCATCCGTAGCATTTTCAACAAAATTAGGCATCCAAAAATATGGAATAATTTTTTCTACACCCACCTTTGGAAACAATCTTGAAAAAATATCACGATAATATAACTGTTCCAAGGTTTTAGGTCTGTTATAGATATAAGGATTTATGTTTTTTATGATATATTCATCATCATATCCTAAATGTGAAAATACTTCCTTTTTCACAAAATCTTGTATGATTTCATACCAGGATTTTGTTTGTTTGCTCACACCATCGCTAAATGCTTCTTTAGTTCTGAAAAGTACATATTCAGGTAATAATGTAGGATTGTGTTTTTCAATAGCTTCTCTGATAAGATATTTTTCAGCTGATTTATTATAAGAATGGTCTCTTAGTTCATAACTAATGGATAAATAATATTGGACGAATTCTCTATCTAAAAAAGGTGTTCTTGCTTCTAATCCATGAGATGATATACTTCTATCACTGCGCAAAACATCAAAATAATGAATATCAGATAATAATTTTCTACATTCTTTATCAAAAGCAATACTATCGGGTGCTTCGTGGAAATATAAATATCCACCCATAACCTCGTCAGCACCATCTCCATTAAAAATTACCTTGGCATCACTATATTCTTTTATTTTTTTAGAAATAAGCCAATTACCAACACTTGCTCTAACCGTAGTCGTATCATAACTTTCTATATTATTAATTACCTCTGGAATAGCTAATAAAAATTCTTCTTCACTTACTTGTATTGAATGATGTATGCTACCAATATGATCTGCAACCAACTTTGCATATTTTAAATCATCACTTCCTTCAAATCCAATACTCCAAGTATGTAGATCTCCTTTATGTATTTGTTTCACCAACGCGGCTATCAAACTGCTATCTAATCCTCCAGATAATAAACAAGCTACTGGTCTTTCAGTATTATCCACTCTTTTTTCAACTGCTTGTAGTAATTTTATATAAATATTTTCTAATACATCTTTTTTGACGTTATTATTTATTGTTGAAAAACTATTAGGAGAAGAAAATGTTACATCTTCTATATGTTCAATATAATTTTCGTTATTATATTTAAACGTTGATACACAACCTGGTTCAAATTGAGTAATTTTTTCATCATATACATCTTTTCCAATATTAATTAAACTTTTCATCTCTGACGCAAAGACAAACGATGTATAATATTTCATTTCATTATTTGAAATAGATATTTCTTTTTTAAATTTACTTATAAAAAGAGGTCTAACACCATACGGATCTCTTGATACAAATATCTCCTGTCTGTTTGTATCCACCATTACAAATGCGAAAACCCCATCTAACATTTGTACTGTTTGACTTATGCCATATTTCTTATAAAGGTGAATAATTACTTCACAGTCTGATTTACTTTTAGGTATGATATTTAGAATTTTTGTAATTTCTTTATGATTATAAATTTCTCCATTACATATCAAATATATACCATCAATAAAAAAGGGTTGATTAGAAAAGGTGTCTTTTACTCCATTTATAGCTAATCTATGAAAGCCAATAGATATATTTAAAATATTTAGAAATCTACTATATTCTGGACCACGACTATTACCCTTCATAAATTCTTTTTCTAACATATTTTTATCTAATTTTTTATTATTTAACACCGCAAAAATACCACACATATATTTTTATTTAGACTAACCTTTTTAACTTATTTGTGAATATAATAAAATAATTATATAATATATATTAAATGGGGACAAACTTACATGATGTATATTATTGTCAAACAGATAGAAATCAAGAATTAAGCGATAGGATGTATCAAAGAAATATACCAAGTCATCAAATGGGTCAATCATATTTTTCAAGACCAGTAGATACATATGCTACCGTTTTTGGTATATTGGATTGTCACAAACACGCTACAGTAACCAAAGCTGAATTTCCAAAGTATTGTCAAACAAAAATATTTAATCCAGGACAATCAGCCCCATATGAAGGATTTTCTAAAAATGTAGATATAGAATCATCTTTACATAATTCATTCCATCCCCATCAAAAATGTGGACAAAGTAAATATGTACCAGGAACTAGAAGTGATATGTATAATGCGAATTATTTAATACCGGCATCGAAACCAGTAAAAATGACAAATAACTTATTATTCAAACAAGAACAATTTTCGGCATTCAACCCTAATCAATGTAATTTAGGGCATAAATTGTTTTATAACCACATTAGACAACAAACAAAGGATATTAAATTAACTAGTACTGATACGGTTAAAACTCTCAAAAAAAAAAATAATTAAGTTATAAATGGATTTATCAAAAAATAACCAAGTTGATTTATTATATTTAACAAACCCAAATTTTAAACTTAAATATAATAAAGAAAAAATGAGATTGATTAGCGATGAAGATGTCAAATTTTATAGAAAAAGAATATTACAAGATACAAAGGGGTATTTAAGAGGAAATACTACAACAGCAGATATTACTAACGCATTTGAACATTTTGCTATGGAATTAATTAATTATTACAAATTTATAGATAAAAAAAAATTAATTCAGGAAGAATATAAAAATTTACAAACCAAAAAGAGTAAAAAACCAGGTGAGTTTAAGTTATTAGAAGAGAATGAATTAATAATGAAGAGACCCGAAATGGTAAAAAAAACAATAAATGATTATATACCTATTGTAGTAAAGGCAAGAAGTCATAGAAAACTAGTAATTCCCAAATTAAAAAAATATGACTTAAAAAATATAAAAAATAGGGAGAAAGAAAAATCTAACCAAAATATATCTAATGTCAAGAAAAACAAAAAAAAACAACCTGAAAAAAAGGCAGCGGAAAAGAAAATCAAGAAAAACAAGAAAAAATAAAAAGTTAAAGGTAAAATGTGCTCCAAAATCAAAGAATGATACTTTACCTTTTACTTGTTATACTTCTAAGGGACTTCACAAAATTAAAAATATTTGGAATATGAAGCACCCAGATAGAAAAATAAAAAGTAATGAACCGCGTAATATTTGGCGTTCTTTACATTATGTTTTAAATACCAGTTGTAATAAAGAAAGTTGTTGGTTGAAACATAAGGCTATTAAGGAAGATATAGATTTAGAAACAAAAGAATATACCTTTGCCCCTGTTGCGCCAAAAGAATGGATAGAAAATCCAACTGAATGGTTAACCAGTGTAGATATTTTAGAAGTAATGAAACAATATGAAAAAACATTTAAATGTTTTGATTTTATTGGTCCTTCACCGATAGATTATGATAAGCATGTTGCATATGGTGAATGTGTATGGGAGGAATTATGTGAATTTAGCTTAGAAAAACAACTAAAAGAAAAAAAACCCAAAATAGGTATTATATTTAATTTAGATTCGCATGATAAACCAGGAAGTCATTGGGTTGCTATGTTTATTGATACTAAGAGAGGTGAAATATATTATTTAGATAGTTATGGAGAGAAGATACCAAGACAGATCAAAAAATTTGCCAATAAGGTAAAAAAACAATCATTGAAAATAGGAAAAAAAAAGGAATACAAATTGCTCGAAAATAAAAGAAGACACCAATTTAGCGAAAGCGAATGTGGTATGTATAGTTTATATTTTATAATACAGATGTTAAAAGGTGTTACTTTTAAAAAATTTACAAGTAAAAGAATAAAAGATAGTTATATGATGAAATTAAGAAAAATTTATTTTAATCAATAAATAAATAAATAAATTAAACAATAATTTATTTATTTTATAAATGTCGGTAGTAGAAGAATCGAATAAACAAATGCTTTTTGATTTATTAAAATCAATAGGTAATGATAATCAATTTGTTATAAATGAAAACGATATATATAATTTTGTAAATGAAAAATGTGGATATTTTCATACAAATAGGTATGAATTTGGTTTTGGTACTGATCTAAATAATATAAATAAAAAAATAATCGATGAAGGTTATAATCTTATAATGAGTAGTCAACCAAGAAAAAAAAACAAACAACCAAAACAACACCAGGAATCTTTACTTACAAAAAGAGAGATTTTTGAAAAAGGTTTGGAAAATCAAGAAAAACAATTTAATAAAATGATTAATCCAAAAAAACCAAAAGAAATAGATTTCAGTGATGCTGGTAAAGATTTTCCAATACAAAATTTAGATAAAATAATAAACCAAACTTTGACTGATAGACAGAATGAATTGGAAAATATAACCCAAAAATATTCAAGTAATGATAAAAAGGCAGAACGATGGTTAAATATGGATGATGATACACCTAAAATAAAAATAGAAAAAAATAGTAATTTGAAATTAGATAATGCTATAAATGTGGAAAATAAAAAAAAGGTTCATTTTGAAGTAAAAGAAAGAGAACCCCAAATGGGATTAAACAACTTATTTTCAAAATTAAAACAAAAATCTTTACCCAAAAATGATAATATTATTAATAAATTAGATACAATAATATTAAACCAGGAGAAAATATTAGAAATGTTATATAATAAAGTCAATAAAGTTGGGGAATCTGTTTAAAAATCATCATCACTAATCTGTAAAAACTGTATTTTTTTAGGATTTTTAGGATTTACGATTGTTCTTCCAACTAAAATAGGATTAATATTCGGATTATTTTTTGCTGTCAAATAACTTTCTAAATCATAAATTTCACCGATCTTTTTATTTGTTGTGTCTGTTCTTTTATGTGCGTATTTTGTACCTTGTATTGTAAGTGGGAAAGCTTTCCAAGTAACCCCTTTTAAATTTTGTGCGGCAACTGAGTCTTTTTCTTCAGTAGAATAATTCGGTTTATGTGAAAAAGAAGTTACAGAAGGAGAACCAAAAGAATAACAAGCAAATCCTTCTTTTTTGTTAGAATTAAAATGAAGCGCACAATCAATTGACGAAGATTTAATAGCCCTTAAAATAGAGTTTGATGTTGTTTTTTTTATATTTGAAATTTCAAAAAGAGCTTCGTCGCTTGTTAAAGGTGTAAGTCTATCAATTTTACTTTTATCTGCTTTAGAATTTCTTAATGCAAGACTTAAAATAGGTTGTCTATCTTCTTTGTTTTTGGCATCTTTATCCCCATTAATTTGTTTGTCTGTAAAAGTCATCAAATAAACAAATACTTCTACACTTCTAAGAGATTCAGGTAAATCTTTATGACTACATATACGTCTAGCTCTGCCGATAACCTGGTCTGTTCGTACAGGATGCCAATAAGGTTCTACCAAATGGACGAATCGTGTATTTTTTAAAGTAATTCCTTCACTACCACTACTTGTAATCATTAAAATTTTTATAATTTCTCCAAGATTATTATTTTGATTTATTTCTCTTAACTGAGTTGCAAGAGTACTGGGAACCGAATCCCAACTACTATTAAATACATTTCTAATGATTTCTTTTTCTTCCACAGTTTCAGTTCCTGTATATAATGCGTATGTTGGTTTTCCTCTATCCGCCTCAGCAATATCTAATGCCCATGTCCCACTCCTTTTTGATATTTTGAATCTTGTAAATCCGTTTTGATTTAAAATTAATGTCAAAACACCAATACCTTCAATAGTTCTAAATTGTGAATATATAAGGTGAAGACCTTCACTTGAAGTAGTACTTGTTGGCGGGTTTTTTAAATTTTCAACAAGTTTTTTAAATTTAGGACTATACAAAGCCAATCCAGTAGGACTAAAATATTTATCACTATATTTTACTAATAACTTAATAGCCTTTTCTATTCTATCTTTATAACTAGAATCAGTTTGTTGTACTACTTGTTTTTCTAATTGTTCTACATCATCGGTTGTGTATAATCCGTCTTGATTGTCCAATTTATCTTCAACATTTATAGCATCCATAATATCTTCATCTAATTCATCTATATTGGTTGGTTTAGGTTTTGATTTAGTTTCTGTAATTTTTGTAGAAATAGTTTCTTCCAAAGTTTGTTCTGTTTTCGGCATTGGTCTTATCAAAAGGTGTGTTTGATTTTCATCATCTTTTACTATCTCATTTGGAAAAACAAAATTACAATATGCTCTTGAAAAAATACGATAAGTGGAAGTTGTTTCAGCATAAATACCTTGTTGTTCTTTAGCTTTCTTTTTAGCATTTCTATCTTCTTCTTTTCTTTCCGCTGTTCTTGCTTTTTCATAAACACCTACTTGATAAGTACTCATAGGTATTTTCTCTATATGATAATATTTTGGGGAATCTTCATATCTCGGTAAAAGTGCTTCAGACGCACTTCTAAAATAAGATGTTAGACCTACTATCCTACGTTTAAATAAATTTTTTTGTTTTATTTCTCCAGTAACAGAGTCGATAAATAAATCTTTAAATGTTTCTAATAAATCGGGTAATGCCTTATGATTTTCAACTTGAGTTTGATTTGGTATTACATTTATATTATGATTCTTCAGGGTTTTTGTGATAAATGAAATAAATGTTTTATCGTCGCGCAAACCGAATTTACTAGAACTTACACCCGCATATATTTTGTTTTCCTTGTCCTTTTTTACTCTATTTGTAAAACCAAATGGATTCCTTGTTACAATTAAAACTGGTGGTTTTTTAGCAGGATTATATTCAATATAATCTAATAATTTTTCCTTTTTAAATATTTCCAACATAAATTTTTGATTTACTGTATTTCTTGTATTTGAAGTGTCAAGTTTTAAATAAAATGTTTTGATATATCCTCTTAACATATTAAATAATACTCCTATTTCATTTGGATAATTAATGATAGGCGTACCTGTTAAAAAAACAATTCTACAATTGTTTGCGCTCAATATTAATTCATATAATTTTGTGGAAAGTGATGCTTTTTTCCCTTTAAGCTTATTTACAATTCTACTGACAAAATTATGAGCTTCATCAATTATAATAACTTTGTCATCAAATGGGTTACTTGTATTATGTAATTCTTCAGATTCTGTTATCATTTTATCAAGATGTTCTTCTCTCATACCATTATAGTTGATGAATTTATATTTTTTGAGTAACATTTCATTAATTTGAGCGTCTACTGATTTTTGGTCTTCTGGATTTAATTTGTCAAAGTTGCTTGATTTTTTTACATCAACCATCCAAGCCCATCCTTGTTTTCTTATAAAAGATACAGGTAAATTTAAAATTTCAGATAAGGCTTTCTCGAGATGAGGATTTCCTGCTGTTGCTATTTTTTCCCAGAATTGGTTTAATTTGTATATTGGATCTCCGCAATTTTTTAATTCACTGATATAATTCATTCTTAGAGATGCTGGTGTCATTATTATTACTTGATTTGTATTTTTTAAACCTTCGGCAATAGCAATTGAAGCACAAGTTTTACCTGCTCCTAAACCGTGATATAATAAAAGACCTCTATATGGTGTATATATATTTATATAATCTCTCACTATTTGTTGATGAATCATAAGTGAAAAAGAGTTTGATTTTGAATTGTTTAACGAGTCACACGTTATGCCCTCTTTATCTTGTTCTTTCAATAATTTTCCATACTTTCTAAATGTCGAATTTATAAAATTAATAAACATTTCACGATTATTCATATAATATGCGGGTGCCTTTATATTTACATTTGGTTCTTTTTCATTCAATCTATCTCCTAATTCCCTTTCATCTACTTGAATAAGTGTTGCTGGTATATCAAGTATAATTTCGTCAATTGTTTTTTTTTCTCGTTTTTTTCTTATTTTTGATTTATTTATTTTTGATTTATTTATTTTACCTGGTAACCTTGTTTTAGAATTTAATTTTTTAGGTAACTGGTCGTCTTTTTGCTCTGTATCAATAACCTTTTCGACCAATTTTTTAACACTTTCTTTGGATATTTTTGGTGCTGATAATCCTCTATTTTTTAGTTTTCGTTTAAAAGATTCTATGTCATACCCTGTATCTGATTTTACCAATTGAATTTTTACATTAACTTGTCCTTTTTCTAACTTAATTTCCATAGGTTTCATTTTTGTCTTTTTTGTATTTTTTTTGGATAGTCTTTCTAAAAGTAATTGAGACATCTATAAACATTAAGTATAAAAAAGTTTTATACTTTTTATAATTTAATGTATTAAAAAATTATTAATAAATTCATTAAATGAAGAGTAAGTCATTAAAATTAAATATTAATTTAAATTCTCCATCTAGTAAGGAACAAGTAAAAACACCTATTCTACTAAGAAGTAAAGATTATTCTTCTCTACCATTAGAATCTCCTAATAGCATTAAACATAGAATAATTGTAATTGAAACAGAGGGAAAAAGTTCGATTGAAGGTAAAATTGATAACCCAAAATATTTCTATAACCGTAAATAATTATTTTAATACTTCTATTGCAATTTTACAAGCAGATTGTTCTGCTTTTTTTTTAATTTTATGCTTGCTTTCGCTTAAAAACAAAACCAATCCTCTTTTCCATTTAGTTTCTCTGTTTAGCCATGATTGTTTAAAATTTTCAAATGATCCAAATTCTTCTAGTCTTTTAATGTCACTATCTTGTGGGTTAAATTCGTGACTTTTTTTATTTAAACATAAATATACACCCATGCGATAACCCGTGTCTTCGTCCCATTCAGTAATTTCTCTATATACAGGTGTAACTTGAAAAGCTTTTTGTAGAATTACTTGTAATATATTTTTATAATTGTCATCATTTTGAATTAACTTAACCCAATCTACGTGTTGTTCTAAAATTCCTTCAACAAATGTTTGTGCTATTTGAAATCCTGGTCCAGTCACAAATACGTTTTCAAACCATTTGTCTTCATCCTTAATATCAATTTTATTAAAATCTAAAAATAATGCTCCTAAAAAGGCTTCAAATAAACATCCTAGCTTTTTTAAATTTGTGCGGGTTTTTTTTTCCTCGGCATTTTTAGAAATAATATACCATTTATTCAATCCCATTTCATATGCCAATCTTCCGATGTGTTCGTTTTTAACAAGCGCTATTTTTTTTTCAGTCATAAACCCTTCATTAGCCTTTGGAAATCGTCTATATAAATAGTATTTTGTAATACATTCTAATACCCCATCTCCTAGAAATTCCAATCTTTCATTTGATTTTGTTTTAAGTGCCATACAATCATTTGGTCTTTTTTCTATAATAACACCATTTTCTTCATTTTCAACAGCAGGTCTTTTACAATATGATTTATGAATAAATGCTCTTTTATAAAGGTTTAGATTGTGAACTTTATCTGGTACGCCATATTTTTTTAAAATATCGCATACCTCGCTTTCAGTAATTTCTTTGTTTTTAAAATTAAAAGGATTGAAAATCAAATCCTCGTTATCTTTTTGAATGTCACCATCTTGTAGGAGTGTTTTATTATTCATCTAATTTATAATGGTGTTATCTATTTATATTGATTTCATTACTAAGTTATATATTTAGTATTATAATAACATTATTGAATATATGATAGCATATGTATTAATAGGATTGACCGTTTTAATCGGTTTATATTTTTATTTTCAAAAATCTAAAAAAAATGTAGTAGAATATATGGTAAATCGTCAACTAGAACCATTTATTCCAAGTGATTCGTTTGTTGGGGCAAAAGAAGGATATGTTTTTAAAATGGATGATGTAGGATTGGGATATTATTTAGATAATTAAAGATATAAGGTTTTTGCCAAAGGGGGGTGATGTGTCTCAAATTTTTTAATATTTTTAATCCATGTAGAAACTGGGTTGGCACCAGCTGATATAAGATGTCGTATACCGGGATAATTTGACGACCATTCGTGATAATATACAGCACAAATAGCTTTAGCTTTTTTAACATCCCGTTCTTCGATAACAGGATACATTCTTCTATCCTGGCGATTCAGGTACATTTCTGGATGTTTAGATCTCCAATATTTACCACAGCACCATTCTTGGCTTTTGATATATGTGTTAACGCTTAAATTTTTTCTATAAAATCCACCTTTATAAAATTGTTCGTTAACTTTATTCAAAGCTACTCTAAATCTTTGAATAAAAGTTGGATCAAATGAAAATATCAATAACTGAAGTTCATCTGGTAAATTATGAAAATAATCTTTGTATATAACTTGAGAAGACATTATATATCTTGTGTTTAATAATTGAATCTATTGTATGGAAAATCTAATTCAATTTCTATTATTGCTGGTAAGTCATTTAAAATAGTAAATACTTATTAAGTTAAATGAAGTTATTTTATAATATTATTATATAAATGCCAAAAAGTTGTAATCCTAACACCCCTTGTAGTAAAATGCTCCCTGGACGAGGCAACATTTCGTCAATGGGAAAAATAGATACAAGTTACCCATCACCACAAAAAAAAAGCAAGATAAAGCACAGAACACAGCAAAAAATTTCAAAGCCAAAAATAAACTAGGCGGAAAACGTAAAACACATAAAAAAAACGGTCACATCTAACTCGCCAAAAGAAAAAATCAAAAAATCGTAAGAAAAGAAGAAAATCAAAAAGAAGAAAATAACTTGATTTAATAAGTCATTTAAAAGAGTAAATACTTATTAAGTTAAAATGAAGTTGAAGATTGATTATAGAGAAAAAAAGTTGATAGAATTATTGAAGGTTTATATTATACAATTTGGTTTGAAAAAGATAGATATAGAGATAGAAAACCTACCGATAGGTGATGCTATTATTTGCGATGAAAATGGACATGAAAAATTAATAGTGGAGAGAAAATCATTGAATGACCTTGCTTCATCTATAAAAGATGGTAGATATGTAGAACAATCTCATAGATTAACAAATAACCAAATGCATAACCATAATATAATTTATTTGATTGAAGGTAATCTATCAACCTGGACAAACAAATATAAAGTCAAAGCAAATACATTACATTCAGCTATTTTTAGTTTAAATTATTACAAGGGGTTTTCAGTAATAAAGACACATGATATTACTGAGACAGCAGAATATTTATTAAGAATGTGTGATAAATTAAATAGAGAGAAAAAAAAGGTTTCATATTATGAAAGTGGAGAGAAAACACCGAAAAAATATTGTGAAGTTGTAAAAAAAGTGAAAAAAGACAACATTACTCCTGAAAATATTGGGGAAATTATTTTAAGTCAAATACCAGGAGTAAGTTCGCATACATCTCAAATTATTATGAATAAATATGGTTCATTGTATAATTTATTATGCGATTTAGATACAAATCAAAAATGTTTAGATGGTTTATCTTACACTACAGATAAAGGAACAACTAGAAGGATATCGAAAACAAGTATAAGAAATATATCTCAATTTTTGCTTTATCAAAAATCTAATGTAATTGTCATCGACACAAATTAAATATTTTAAAAGTATATATGGATAAAGAAAAAATGGTTTTATATTTAGGCTATTTTGCCTTGGTATTAATTGGTATTTATTTTACATTTGGTTTTTTAAAAATAAGCGACGAAGGATTGGCAAGTTTGGGATATGAAAACAACTATATAATAGAAGGTATGACAGATAGATAAAAAGCAGGAGAAAAGATTAGAAAAATTTGATAAAAATATAGATAAAGTTTTAAAAAAGAGACAAAAAGATTTAGATAAATTAGACGAGGAAATAGATATAGACGAATATAAAGAAAAATTAGAAGAATTACAAGGAATTGAAAAAGAAATATTTAAAAAAACATTTTATGCTATGATTGTCAATAGTAAAGATTTTACCCCGCAAGAGGTGGGTGGTTCATTACAAATATCAGGCATGTCCGCTCCATTAGGAGCAATAACATTTTTGAGTGAAGAATCATCATCAATTGTATAGTACCGTCAAACAATATCTTTTACAATTAAAGATATTATTTAAGTTATTATAATTTATCTGAATTTATATCACGGGTTCTCCCGTCAAATTTTCCGGAGTTGATAGCTTTTTGAGTGTCATGACCTCCCACCCAATTAGAGTCCATCGTTGATAAACTACCATTTTCTTGTTGAAGAGTAATATTATCTAAGGGTGTTTTGACTCCTATATATTGATTATCCGCATCAAATCCAGAAAAATTATTTTCATTATAGGGTGGATCGTCACGATTAGCATCTGTTAGCATCTGGGTTTGTGCTGGTTGTCTAGGAGTAGGTAGGTTACTAGGTAAGCCCACCGAAGGATTTATAGGGTCGTCCAATAGTCTAAATCCTCTTTCATTTTGTGTATTGTAAGTTTGTTCGTAATATAATATAGGACATTTTATACCAACTTTTTTACTCCATTTAACATATTCCGCATAATCTTCTAAACTATTAAATTTAATGGGATTTACTCCAGGTATAAGTGCCTTTTTTGTATTGATTAAATGTAATTCTTTACCCTTTTTAACTAACATATCAGGACATTGTCCCATACCTTGTCCCATACCTTGTCCCATACCTTGAAAATTTTCCAATAAGTCTTCAGACTTGTATCTTAGGCAAAAAAAGAGCCCAATAGAAAATGCTACAATAATTGTAATTAATTTGTAATTGATTTTCATTATATATATATATATATTTGAATAAATAAATTTCTCTCGATACTTTAAATGAAAGGAGGCAAAATGAAAATAATAAAAGTAACAGATAATAATATTAATGAAGTAAATAATTTAATTACAAAGAAAAACCAAAAAGTTGTGGCTAAATTTACCGCTGATTGGTGCGGGCATTGTAAAGATTTAAATAGTAGAGTAATGCCTGGTGTGGAAGAAATAATAAAAACCCAATCAGGACCAGGAATACTATTAAATGTGTCAGACCTTATGATGCCGAAATTACAAGGTATTGATACTCGTATTAATGGATTTCCTTCAATTAGATCATTTGTTGGCGGCAAAAAGAAAAAGGATTATAATGGTAAAAGAGAAGTAAAAGATTTAGCAAGGTTTATCAAAAAATCACTTGGTAAATGCCGGAAAACTAAGAAAAAAACAAATACGAAAACTAAGAAGAAAAGGAAAAAAAGAAAAAGGAAAAAACAGTCTAAAAAAGTTAAGAGAAGAAACCGCAGCGCGATGCGTGAAAGATTTTTTAAGTTTATTTCACTAAAGTAAAATTGAATTAAAAATAAATTTATATTTTTATTTCATATAATGTCTTCTGTGAACAAAGAAAAAACGATATATTATTTTGAGGAGGATCCTGGATATGAAGATCTGCAAAAAATAACAAAGGGATACTTTACTGTTATGAGTACTATTGATGACCGACGTGTTTTTATGCATGAATCGGGGGAATATACTTTACCTTTGAATAACCAAGCTAGTAATATGTTTGGATTAAAAATTTATGGTAACATAGCTATTATAGGTAAAATCAAATAAAATTAATTAAATTTATTAAATGTATTAAAAATATAAAATATTATTTTTAATACAAATGAGCAAGCAATATCACGCATACTTTTCACAAAAACAAAAAAAAATTCCTTGTAGAATTTATAATAGGGAAGAAAAACAATTGTATAAAGACAATCATACGAACATTTATTTAACTACTAATGGAAAGGAAGTTGAAATTACCGAAGTTAGCAAAAACATTTTTAATCATAAAAAATATTTTACAGATTCAATCTACTTAGGGATTGTAACAAAATGGTTGAGATGTCATTACGGTTAATTAATATTATTAATATGATTAAACATGACCTTTTCAATCGTTGTTTCAGGTGTAAAACCTTCCCACCTTGTATAAATAGTATTCATACATCCACACATAGGGCATTTACATTTACTTTCCTTAAATTCTTCATCTTCAACTTCTTCATATATTTCAAGTTCTTCGTCGCTATCATCTTCGTCAAGAATTTTTTTTAATGTTTCTTTCATTTTTTCACATTGTTCTAACATATTAGGTCTTTGTTTTGTAAAGAAAACTTCTAACATTAATCCTCGTTTAATATCCTCAGCAGTGAGGCTATTTCTTTTTGCGTGTTTTACATAAATATCAGCCGATTTAATAGCATTTTCCATAAATACAAGAACGATGGAAGCGATATTTTCTATAGGGTCTTCAGGTTCAAGGAGATTGAATCCTGTTTTGAGTTCAGTTGGTATACCTCTATCAGTCATTATACTATAAATAATATATTTGGTTTATATTATTTATTATTCAATTTTTATAATCATCTCTTATTACTTTTTGTTTTACGACTCTTTTTACGTTTATTTCTACATTTTTTTTTTCTTTTCTTTTTTCGCCTTGTTTTTCTTTTTTTCCTACGCCCACCTTTTTTAGTTGTTTTATTCAATCTTTTTTCAGCTGCATTTGCTATTTTTAATCTGTTTTCAGCTGCATTTGCTCTTTTTAATCTGTTTTCAGCTGCATTTGCTCTTTTTAATCTGTTTACAGCTGCATTTGCTCTTTTTATTTTTTCTGTATTATTTTGTTTTGATTCTCCTGAACTACCTGTTTCAATAACAACCTTAGTTTTGCGTTCTCTGGACTTTGGTGCTTCCTTCGGTCGGGCTGCTCCACTGATACCAACTAACCAATACCAAGGAGATTCATACTCTATCTTGATTTTGGCACCGCTTTGAAGTGCCTTTAGAGCATCCCGAGCCCGGGCATCGCGCATGTTCCACTTTCCTGGAGCAAAATGAACGAATGCTCGTTTATACTTTCCCTCAGCCACCTGAACGACATCAACACGCTCAACGAATCCGAGATTAGCTTCAATGATATACTGTTTGATTCTACGCCAACCGATGTTGTTGAATACTCTGGGTATTACTAAACTAATTCCTTTTGCAGGGTCAGAATTATTTAAAAAATTAGCGTGTTGGAGAGGAGACCAGGTCAAGTTGGATGATGCCATTTATATATATATATATATATATACATAAAAATCCAATAATTATTATGTATATTTTTTTTAAAATAACTTATAAGATCAAAAATTGAAATAAACATAAAAAGCTATAATTGTATTATTAATAATGACAACAAAAAAGAAACCAGAATTCAGGTTATTTGATTTCCAAGTAGATAACACTACTTATGATGAATGGAATGATGAACCCAAAGAAGATAATAAAAAATTCTTGGTAAAAATGTTTGCTATGAATGAAAAGGGAAAAACATATTGTATTTATGTGAAAGGATTTACACCATTCTTTTATGTATTAGTTCCGGATAATTGGCAAAAACGTGATGTTATTGAGTTTAAACAATGGTTAAAAACTTGTGAAGAAGTTGGAGAATATTATGAAAATTCAATATTGGATTGTGAAGTTGTTAAGAAAAAGGGATTGTATGGATTTGATAATTTTAAAGATTACAAATTTGTTAAAATCAGTTTTAAAAACCATACTGTATTCAATAAGGTAAAAAAGTTATGGTATACAAATGCTAAGAATTTCAAAAAAAGACGTTTAAAAAAAAAAGGCCTTGAATATAAACAGGTATGTTTGAGGTTATATGAATCTTCACTACCTCCGTTATTGCGATATTTTCACATACAAAATATTAGTCCATCTGGTTGGGCGACATTTGAAAAAGGTATTAAAAAAAGGAAATTAACAGAAAAAAAAACATTTTGTAATTACGAATACGAAACAACTTGGGATAATATCAAACCATTACCTGAGAAGGAAAGTAGTGCTCCTATGAAAGTAATGAGTTGGGATATTGAAGCATCTTCGAGTCATGGTGATTTTCCAGTTCCCAGGAAATCATATAGGAAAATGATAGGAGAAATAATTCAATATTGGACTAAAAACAAAAAAATAATATCAAAAAAATCACCAGAAGAAAAAAAAGCGCTGGTTATAAAATTAGTATTGGCTGCGTTTAGATATGAAAAGATAGATGGTATGAGTTGTGTATATCTAAAAAAATCAAAATATGGCAGACCAACAAGAGAAAAATTAATAAAAAAAATGAATCAAATTATCACGCACAATTTGGCGGATTTATTAGAAAGACCTGAACCAACAAAAGAGGAGCAATATTATGAATGGAGAAAATATGATAATTTAGATGATGAAGAAAAAATAAAGTACAAAGATTGGGATATGTATATTCCAGCTGAATTCAAGAAACATAATATGTTGTATTGTTTAAATACAAAATTTGATGCTGGTAAAAAATTAGATATATTGGATAAAGCCTTACAATTTGATTATAAAAAGAAAATTCCAGGTTATTTACCAAAACTAGAAGGAGATAAATGTACGTTTATTGGTAGCACATTCTTAAAATTAGGAGAGCAGGAGCCTTATTATAATAATATGATTGTATTGGATAAATGCGATAAAACACCAGAAGTTCCTAATAGTGAAGTAGTTTGGAAAAAGAAAGAAAAAAATGTTTTATTGGCTTGGGCACAATTAATACACGATGAAGATCCTGATATTATTATTGGGTATAATACTTTTGGTTTTGATTGGCATTTCCTTTTGGATAGAGCAGATGAATTGGGATGTAAAGATGACTTCTTAAAACTAATGAATAGAAATAAAAATGAAAAGTGTGAAATTATAGAAACGACTACAAAGGTTGCGAGTGGAACATATGAATTGGTTTATGTCAAAATTCCCGGAAGAATCCAAATAGATTTATATTCATATTTTAGAAAAGCTGAGAATTTACCATCTTATAAATTAGATTATGTTGCGTCTCATTTTATAGGGGATATGGTAACTGACTATGAGATTATTAGCAAAAAAACTAAGATAACAAGTAAAAATTTAATGGGATTGAAAAATGGGCATTTTATTGTATTTGAAATCTTAGGACATTCATCCGATAAATACAAAGAGGGTAAAAAATTTAAGATTAGTAATTTACAAAAGGGTTCCTTCGAAGTTAATTTTAAAATAGATATTGATAAAAAACATAAATTTAGATGGTGTTTGGCTAAGGATGATGTAACGCCTCAAGATATTTTCAGGTTAACAAATGAAGGACCGAGTTCAAAGGCAATTGTAGCAAAATATTGTTTTCAGGATTGTAACTTAGTTCATAATTTGATGATTAAAAATGATATTTATACTGCGATGGTAGAGCAGGCTAATATCTGTTCTGTGCCTATTGAATTTATAGCAATGAGAGGTCAAGGTATAAAGCTTCTTAGTTTTATAGCTAAGGAGTGTTCTGATAAAAATACATTAATGCCTGATTTGTCAAAAACGATGAGTAAAGATGGATATGAAGGAGCTATTTGTTTGAAACCCAAGGCGGGATTATATAGAGATAATCCTGTTGCTGTTGTAGATTATTCGTCACTATATCCAAGTTGTATGATCAGTGATAATATTTCACACGATACAAAAGTATGGACGAAGGAATATAATTTGGAAGGGAAACTAATTAAGACATGGACTTCATGTGGAACAAACAAATTTAAGTATGATAATTTACCTGGATTTAAATATGTAAATATTACATACGATACCTATAAATATGTTAGAAAAACTGAGAAATCAGCAGAAGTAAAAGTAATTTGTGGTAAAAAAATTTGTAGATACACCCAGTTTGAAGGCGATAAAAAGGGTATTATGCCTACGGTTCTTAGAGAATTATTAGCTTCTAGAAAAGCAACCAGAAAATTAATTAAATATAAAACAGTAACTATGAAAAATGGGGAAAGTTATAGTGGATTATTGGATAAAGGAGAAGAAATTTATACAATAATTCAAGATAAAGGAGATAAAATAAAAGTAAATAAAGATGATGTTGAAAATGTGGAAGATACCTATAATGATTTTATGAAAAATGTTTTCGATAAAAGACAGGCCAGTAAAAAGGTTGTAGCGAATTCTTTATATGGTCAATCAGGAGCAAAAACCAGTTCATTTTATGATAAAGATATTGCTGCTTCTACAACGGCGATGGGTAGAAAATTATTATTATATGGTAAAAGAGTAATTGAAGAATGTTATGGAGATAATATTGTGAAAACAAATAAATTTGGATATGTGAAATCAAAGGCGGAAATTGTATATGGGGACACGGATTCTTGCTTCTTTACCTTCAACCTAGAAGAATTATCAGGTGAAAAAATAATTGGTAAAAAGGCATTAGAAATTACAATAGATTTAGCTATAGAAGCGGGTAAATTGGCAAGTAAATTCTTAAAAGAACCACATGACTTGGAATATGAGAAAACCTTTATGCCATTCTTATTATTATCTAAGAAGCGATATGTGGGTATGTTATATGAAAAAAACCCAAATAAATGTAAAATGAAGTCGATGGGGATTGTATTGAAAAGGAGGGATAATGCTGCGTGTGTCAAGGATTGTTATGGTAGAGTTGTAGATTTATTGATGAAAGGAGAATCCGCTGATATTGCTGCAAATTTTGTTAGGTCTTATATTAAAGATATGGTTGATGAGAAAATAGGAACAGATAAATTAATTATTAGTAAATCATTAAATGGATTTTATAAAAACCCCGATTCGATAGCCCATAAGGTATTAGCTGATAGAATGGCTAAGAGAGATCCTGGAAATAAACCATCTGTTGGGTCAAGAATTCCATTTATTTATATTGAAACAAAGGTAAAGGGAGCATTACAATGTGATAGAATTGAAACTCCTCTTTATATCAAGGAAAATAATTTGAAACCCGATTATGCTCATTATATTACAAATCAAATTATGAAACCTGTAACTCAAATATTTAATTTGTTATTAGAACAAATGTCAAAATTTAATAAAAAGACAACTAAGGTGTTATATGACAAGGACTTAAGAATTGTAAATAGTAAATATTCAAATGATGAAAGTAAGTTGATAGAAAAGAAAGCGAAATTGAGAGATAAAATGGTTAAAAAGATAATATTTGAGGAGGCGCTTAGAAAATATGAAAACAGTAAGAATTGCCAACCTAGTATCAGTTCATTCTTTGGAAAAAAGTAGAATAAAATTATATTATATATAAATAACATTAAAAATAACATTAAAAATAACATTTAACCAATACAAATTCTCTCCATAATTTTTTTTTATAATATATTTTATAATAAAAAAAATGTTTTACTTTATAATGTATCATCAGTTCCATCCGTATTAGTGGAATTATCAACGGTGTTTCTTGTAACAGATGAAGGTAAGAAAAGAGAATATTCGGCGGTTATATTATTTCCAGAATTATCTGGATTTGTAAAAGCATTTGTCAATGAAGACACCATGGCAGTAGATAATTCATTAACAGCACTATTAAAATCAGTACCGTTAAAATCAGCACTATTAAAATCCCGATTTAGATCAAAACTATTTTGTCTTGTTAAATTACTAGAACCAAAATTGGGTGTTAAATTACTGGATGTGTCTGTGAATGTAAAAGTTGCGAAATTAAATGATATATCAAAAAAGGGTGTTGGAACGAAATCCGGAGTAACAGGTGTTGTTGGATTTGGTTGTTGTGTTGCTTCGGTATAAGTTCTGGTACTATTGCTACTAATATTATATCTACATACGGGACATCTATGGTCGAACTGTGTTAAATATGTTGAAAGAGCATCTTCCATAAATAAGTGTCCGCAATGTTCTATTCTTGAAACTCTGTCAGTAGATTGAAAATGTTCTTGTGTTATAGGATCAAATGTTTGTTCTGTCCTATCAGATATTGCTCTCCATAGATGTGTTGTGACATTTCTAGAAATATCAAAAGCCGTGGCGGGTGCAAGATTTGGGGAAGTATATAAGGTAGTTTCTAATATTTGTGTTAAAAAATCTCTTCTATTTCTTGAGGAACGATTATCCCACGGATATTGTATCGTTGGTCTGCGTCTTCTTAAATTATTTGTCGAGCTCACGTGTCTTGGTCTAGTTGATCTAGTTGAAATAGATGATTGTTGTCTTGTATTCGGTATCGACGGAATTGCAAAAAGATCAGGAATAGATGTTGATGGTATTGTTCGTGATTGTATTGTTCGTGACGGCGTTGTTCGTGATGGGATTGTTCGTGATGGGATTGTTCGTGATGGGATTGTTCGCGAAGGAGTTGTTGTTGATTGTTCTGTAGAAATGTTTGTATTATATATTTGATTTCCGCGTGCTCTTATTTGATTTCCAGATGCGCTTATTTGTGTTTCTAAATAGCTTTGTAATAAACTTCTTGCATTCTCTAAATTTCTTTGTTGCGTTTCTACAAATGATTGTATTATATTGGATTGTCGTGTATTTTGTTGCCTAATAATAGACATATATTCTATTAGTAAAACCTCGGTATAATATCCAGGATCTCTTATCGACATTTATATATTATTTAATAAATGTGTTTAAATGTAAATTTACAATAATACTAAAACTACATATGTTATCTCTTGAAAAAGAATCTGAACCTATTAGCAGAAGTGATGTGAGAAGTGAATTTGTGAACTACAAAAATAAGGGATTTACAGGATTGGCAAATTTAGGAAATACTTGTTTCATGAATAGTGCTCTTCAATGTTTATCTCATACATACGAATTAAATATATTTTTAGATAAAACCACGTATAAAAATAGATTAAATGACACACCTGAATCTTTGGTATTGTGTGAATGGGATAATTTAAGAAAAATGATGTGGAGTGAAAACTGTACGATATCTCCTGGAGGTTTTGTTGGTGCTGTCCAAAAGGTAGCGCGTATAAAAGATCGTGTAATTTTTACAGGTTGGGCGCAAAATGATTTAACCGAATTTTTACAATTCGTAACTGAATGTTTTCATGAATCTATTTGTAGAGAAGTTGAAATGAATATTCAAGGAAATGCTATAACAAATACGGATAAATTAGCGATGAGTTGCTTCAAAATGATGAAAAATATGTACAAAAAAGAGTATTCTGAATTTTTGAATATGTTTTTTGGTATTCATGTTTCGAAAATAAAATCACTTGAAAGTGATTATTTGAATATAACACCTGAACCATTTTTTAATTTAAATTTGCCAATAGCTAATGATAATACTTTAGAAAAATGTATAGAATTATATACTGCTACTGAGAAAATGGATGGAGATAATAAGATTTTGAATGATAAAACGGATAAAAAGGAAGAGGCTGAAAAAAATATTCAGTTTTGGAGTTTGCCAAAAATAATGGTGATTACCTTGAAAAGATTTGATAATAATAATAGGAAAAACCAAAGCTTTATAGATTTTCCTTTAGAGAATTTGGATATGAGAAAATATATAGTAGGATATGACAAGGATTCGTATATATACGATTTATATGGTATTTGTAACCATAGCGGGGGTTCATCTGGTGGGCATTATACCTCTTATGTGAAAAATGCGAATAACAAGTGGTATCACTTTAACGATACAAATTGCAATGAGATAAATTTAGGGAGTTTGAAAACACCATTAGCATATTGTTTCTTTTATAGGAAACAAAAAAAGTAATCAATATATATATATATATAAATGAATTCGGTTAATGTATCTCCAAGTAGTGGATTTTCCCATGTGTATGATTCAATGAATAGTTCGTTAAGTAGTAAGACAAATCCTTTGGTATTGGTTGCTTTGACAGTAATAATAATAGTTTATTTTATAGTATTTAGTTATTTAGGATATAATGTAAAATATCCAGAACAACCTCAATCTGGTGGAATGAGATTTATAGAAATAGTAATGTGGGGTCTAGTGGTATTTTTAGTATTGATAAACGGTATTCAATACTTTTTCAAGATTGATGTAAAAACAGCTGTAAAAAATGTATTTTCTGGAAAACCGGAAGTGGACATTCAGATAGAACCAGAAGAAGAAATAAAAGGTAAAAAGAAAGATACACCAAGTCGAACAATGGGACCATCTTTTGGCGAAGTATTCAATATACCAGGTAATGAATATACATATGAACAAGGCAAAGCTTTGTGTAAAGCATATGGTTCTAAGCTAGCATCATATTCACAAGTAGAAGATGCTTATAAAAGTGGTGCTGAATGGTGTAATTATGGTTGGTCTGCCAATCAACTAGCACTTTTTCCAACCCAAAAAACAACGTGGCATAATTTACAAAAAATTAAAGGACATGAACACAACTGTGGTCGACCAGGAATAAATGGAGGATATATTAAAAACCCAAATGTTAGATTTGGTGTAAACTGTTATGGAAATAAACCAAAAATAACAGAAGAGGAACAAAAATTAATGAAAAATTCCACACCATATCCATTAACAAAGGAAGATAAATATATAAATAGTTTAGTTGAAAAATATAAAAAGAAATTACCGGAATTTTTGGTTTCTCCGTTTAATTATAAAAGTTGGAATAGAATATAACCGTAATAAAATCAAATAAAAAATTTTATTTGATGTTATAATTTAGTAGTAAATATTGTCGAATCTATCCGTTATACCTATTTAAGTTTTCTTGTTTTTCTTTTCTTTCTTTTCTTTTTTTTATGTTTCCTTCTTGTTTTAGAATTAGAAGTTTTGCGTTGTTCTCCCATGAACAATAATTTTCTGTATAATTCTTCTTTAACAACGCCTCCTTCAAAATTTCTATGGTATGTTTTTTTTTTATCAAGTTGTCTATTGAGTAAAGCTAGACCAACAGGTATGCCGTATTGATTTTTATGAAATTTCCCTTTACCACCACCTATCATAGCGGGAAGTCCTTTATCTTTTAGTAGGTTTTCAAATTTGAAACCCATACTTAAAATATCCCCTCCTTTTTGATATATAGCAAAATCACTTTTTTCCATTATATATATATATTAATTTATAAATTATTTGTCGTTGTTACACAACAAATCCGCGGCTAATTCTGGACATTCATAAAATAAAGATAAATCATATTTTATTGAAAGGTAATTGAATATCATATCCGCAAAACAATCACCTGATACATTATCCCAATCTTTTCCAAAAAAATTGTTATTTCTAAAATTTAGATTATATTTTTTATATAAATATTCCAATTTAGGTTTCAAATATTTTTCAAAGTTATCATAGTGTTCAAGTAGTAATATATCTCGTGTATTATCACAGCCTAAAAAATCTTCTAAACTTAATGTTCTCAAATATTTTTCAGGATCTAATTTCTCTTCTACAAATTTATCATTTTTAAAAGTAATTCTCTTGGGCATCTGGATAAGATTCTTTGTATATAAATGTTGCGATTTCATCTCTAAGTATTTTTTCATTTGAAATTGTGAATCCTGTATCAGTAACCATCTCCTGTACGTCTCTACATAAATTATTTAATATATCATTCATTTTTGTATTTTCGGACCCCTTTTTCTGTAACCACCGTTTAAAATTTTCATGTCGGTTTACTCTTCCTCTTTCTATCTTTGCATCATATATGTTTTGTATTTTATTATCTTTATTATTTATCTGTGTTTTATCTTCTTTATTATTTACTTTATTTATAAACCATATGTTTTGTTTATCGTCCATTAAATAATTAATTGGTAATTATTTAAACCTTTTACGCATATGTTCTCTTAATATCATATGTATATTTACTCTCTCTCTTATTTTTAATAGCTGTTATAATAGCTTCTACATGTTCGGCATTATCTATACATTCATTTAATACTTCTTTTACTAATTTGAATGATATAGGAGCTGTTTGTTTTAGATTTTGGAATTTTAATTTACCATCACTTATTTGTATTACGGCATTTTCAAGATTATTACTTTCGGCATATGTAAATATATTATGAGTTAATGAATTTCTATTGCCTCTTAGCTCTTTAATTTCTTGATTTAAAGTTTTAATTTGATTATCAACTGTAACCCACTCTTGTATATTTTTTTGGAAAACGGAACTCATAATATATTATATCATATAAATAACTTTTTAATTCATTTATACGATAATATTTAACGACTGCGACGAGTTTTTCTTTTCTTTCTTCGCCCACCTTTCTTTTTTTTATATTTCTTAGTTTTAGAACGAATAACTCTTTTTTGTTGGACTTTCTGTCCTTTGTATAGCAAATATGGTAACAAGGCAGTTCTTAATGCACCAACTAACCCAGACCCACCTCTTCGTGATTTTCGTGATTTTCTTGATTTACGACTTCTACGTGCCATTATATATTAAGAAAAGATAATTAAGTTTTCTTGGGTATTAATATCTTGCTTCGAAGCAATAAAATAAATATTCCTAAAATTAATAAAAAACTTATAAAAACAAATATTATTGATAAAAAAATGTACGGATATATTTCTTTTATCAACATATCAATTAGAGGACGCATCAATTCTTTGAATTCTTCTTTTACTTCTTTTCTATGTAAAACATTTAGACATTCATTAATTATAGTTTCTTTAACATCCATATTACTCAATACAAATATTTTTATTATGAATGCGTAACTAGTTAAAGGTAATTTTCTAACTTTTTACAAATGGATGCTACGTTAAGTCTCGATAAAAATTATCCTTTTGATAAAATCAAAATTAAAACCCCGAAGGCATTACAAGGTGGTACATATTGTGCTAATTTAGTAATAAACGAAGGACCTGTAATAATTCAAACACCAAATTGTAAAACAAAAAACGGTATTCATAAAACAGCTAAACAGATTTATTGCGATTTATTGATGAATAAAGATCATTCCGAATTTTTAGAATGGTTAGAAACACTACAAGAAAGAGTAAAATCTCTTATTTTAGAGAACAGTTCTAAATGGTTCCACGATGAGACAAGTTTAGATGAAATAGAATACAATTGGAATAATTCTATAAGAACACGTAAGGATTGTTATCTTATAAGGTCTTTCGTCCATAAACCAAAAGGTATTAATAAGATTTCTTTACAAATTTATGATACAGATGAAAATCAATTAAATATCGACCAAGTTAAAAACGATAAAAATGTTATTTGTATATTAGAAATTGTTGGTTTAAAATTTTCAAGTAATAGTTTTCATTTAGAAATTTGTTTGCGACAGATGATGGTTATAAACGAAAAACCATTATTTAATAAATGTTTGATTAAATTAAATTCAAAATTAGAAAATGGAGAGAATATAGAAAAAAAAAATGTCTTGCCAACAGAAATTAAAACAGAAGAAATATTAGAAACTAATATTAAACATATTGAAGAAAATACTCATCAAGAAGAGTTCATGGATACTAATAATTTAGTAGATACATCCGATACAACAGAAGAAAATAATATAGAAGACCATGAAGGTCAATTAAAAAAGGAAGAACCAAAAAAGGAAGAACCAAAAAAGGAAGAACCAAAAAAGGAAGAACCAAAAAAGGAAGAACCAAAAAAAGAATTTATTGAAAATAATATCAATGAAAAAGAAATTATGGAAAAACATTTAGAAAAGACTAATAATTTAGAAGAAATAGAATTAAAAGTTCAAGATGATAATCCTATAAAATTAAAGGAAGCTCGAGAAGTTTATTTAGATATTTATAACGTGGCTAGAGAAAAAGCAAAAAAAGCAAAAAACGAAGCTATTAAGGCATATTTGGAAGCCAAAAGAATTAAAGAATTATATATGTTGGATATTGATGATAGTAGTTCCGAAGAAGAAGACGATGAGGACGAAGAGGAGGAATTATTTAGCGAAAACTAACTATATTTGAAAAAATTTTATGTTTAGATTAATATATAATGAACATTGTAAAGTCTCTCAAGAAATTAGCAAGCAACCAAATATTTGTGGTTTTAGCAGGAATTGTGGCAGTAGCCGCAGTTTATTATTATTCTCAAGGATTTAGCACTTCCATTAGTTCTATGACTAACAGTAATGAAGCTGCTTCATCTGTAGATCAAAATTCTTCCGGTGGACCAAGTGATAGACAAATACAATGCGCCGCAGGTGGAAATAACTTTTCCCCTTCACAACCTTTAGGACAGAATAGCGGACACGGGTCTGCTTCTGGTGCCACGACCGATACTTATGGATTACCACCCAGTTGTGCAAAACAACAAGTAGTAGACCCATCTCAATTATTACCAAAAGATAGTAACAGCGAATTCAGCAAGTTAAATCCGATGGGTTCAGGTGATCTTAAAAATGTCAGTCTTTTAAAAGCAGGATGGCACATCGGTATCAATACCGTTGGTCAAAGTTTAAGAAACGCCAACCTTCAACTTAGAAGCGAGCCTGCCAATCCTCAACTTAATGTAGGTCCTTGGAATCAAAGCTCTATCACGTCCGATATGCAAAGAAGACCACTTGAAATTGGTTGCGGAGCAAACTAACTAACTCATAATTTATTATTTAATATGAATTAGTTTTATTCCTACTATATTATAAATGAAATTAGACATCAATATATTTGGATACATCGTTATATTATTTATAATAGGATTTACACTAAAAATTTATTTTGAATCTGAAATGTTTCACTTGAAGTGCATTTTAAGCGACGAAGATGGTCATACTTATTGTGTAAGGGAAACCGCTAAATTAGAATTAGTAGCTAATTTGTTAGCACGAGTAACTCAAAAATTAGAAAAACTTGTTGTTTATATGAAAAAAAAATACCCAACAAGAGAAAACGTCCAAAGAATGGCGAAAAAATTTAACCCCAGAAAAATAAGTGAAACATTACCTACAAGTGAATACACAGCATATTCCGAAAATAAAGGAGAAAAATTAGCATTTTGTACTACTACTAAAAAGGATGGACATAAAATGATTGATGAAAATACATTAACATTCGTTGCTATTCATGAATTAGGACATGTTATGACGGAATCCATAGGACATAAAAAAGAATTTTGGGAAAATTTCAAATTTTTATTAAAAGACGCGGTAGAATTAGGATTATATAAACCAATCGACTATAAAAAAAAACCACAAGAATATTGCGGGATGAACATTACCGATAATCCTTATTATGATATATAATTTTAGAAATATATATATATATATATATATATATATAAATAATGACTAGAAGGAAAAGAAAGAAAAATACACGTAAAAAAAAAGGTGGGAAGATTATGAGTAGTATAAAAGAACAAAAATCGACAAAGATAGATTGTACTAAAAATAAAATAGACGAAAGAGATAACTGTTATTTAGGCCCAATATCTTTGGAGTGTTTAAAAGAAGATAATGTAATAAAATTAGGTACTGACGATAATACATGCTTTGATAAAACGCAATTTTGTACATACGCCAAAGCCAGAGGAAAGCTACCTATTAATAATCCTGTTACAAATTTACCTTTGGACATAAATTTGGTAAAAGACTTATGTCCAGAGTTAAAAAAAGAAGAACAACAACCGCAAGAAGAAGTCATTCGACGTCGTCTTCCGCCAGATGTCATTCGACGTCGCCAGGAGCGTTTCGACCGCAAGATGCGATTAATTAGAAATTATGGAAGCTATCGAGTTCCAGGTCCATATTTTTGGACAGGGGATGAGTCAATAGAAGGTTGGGAGGACAAGCCATGTTGTTCAAAATGCGAGCCTCATGGTTGTATGTCATATCTTGGATGTGGTGAAAATAAGTGTACTCCGTGCGATGAAAATTTACAACCAGGAAGAGGACAGAAACGATGTACAGATACTAGGGGGCGGAGAGGAGGAAAAAGAAAATCTAGGAGAAAAAGACGAAAGAAAAAAACACGCAAAAAAAGGAAAACAAAAAAGAAGAAAAAAACAAAAAAGAATATTGTGGGATGAATATTACTGATAATCCTTATTATGATATATATTTTTTAGAAATATATATATATATATATATGACAGAAAAATTACCAGTTAAAAATGCTGCTATGGCTTGGTGGAAAAGTCTAAATACAAAAAAAGAACGCGAGGAACATACAAAGATAATGAAGGAAATTAAAGAACCGGAAAAAAATAAAGACACATCCAAGAAAAAGAACTCTGGTGGCAGACGTACTAGAAAACGCAAAATTAGAAAAAAAAAGAGTTATATTGGTACAAAAAAAAATCGAATATATAAAAGGAAAACAAATAAAAAAAGAAGAAAAACCAATAGAAGAAGAAAACAAAGAAGAAAACATAAAAAATAAATAATTCATCATAATGTTGTAAAATGTAAAGCTCTTCTTGCCTTATTTATATATTTATCTGGGTTTAATCCTTCTTTGACATAAACTTTCATATTATAATTTATGTCATTTTCATTAAATTTCTCAGAAATAAATACCCGTTTAAAATTACTGGGTATTTTGGGGAAATATGTATCACAATTAAAAATAGAATCTATATCTGTGTAATAAATACTATTAATCATATCACTATATATAAAGCTTTTATAAATTTTATCACCACCAATTAACCAAATATTATTATATTTATTTTGTTTAATACACCTTATATCGGTTACGATGTTAAATTTATTTTTGTCATTTTTCAAAGTATTACTAAGAACATAATTTTCTCTTTTAGGAAGAGCATGTGGTAAACTTAAACAAGTATTTTTTCCCATAACAATTGCATTTTTACCGTGACAATGTGTTAAAAATTTAAAATATTTTAAATCTTTGGATAACTTCCATGGCAAAGCATTATTCAGACCTATTCCTCTATTTTTACAAGCAGCAACAACAATGTTCATAATTATATAATAAAAATATAGGATATATTTATATAGATGTCAGAAATATATAAAATAAACAGGGTTGTGAACAACGAAATTTCCCGTATATATGTTTTTTCAGGAGATAAAAAAATAACAGAAAAAGATTACCCAGATATTTTTGACGGTCCAGGAGAACTAAAAAATATTCAAGATAAAAAAATACCAATTCAAATAATAAAATCCTTTATTCACGGGGACGATACAATACAAAGAATAAAGGAAAAAATTTTTATGGACTGTAAAAATTTAAATAACGCAACACCTGACGAATTGTATTTATTTTCTATTACAGAACAAAAATTAAATAATTATAATACCTTTTTAAATTTGACACAACAAGATAGAATTGATTTAACGGACGAAAGACTAAAACAGTTTTTATCCAATTTTGTTATAAATAAAGATACAATTTTACACAAAGAATTAGGATCATTTTTTAATGACATTGTAAAAAAAGATGTATATGAATTTGATGATTTTAACATGCTTAATATTACTTGGGATAACGACCAAATTATCACAGAACCCATTGGACAAAAATTAGTTATCAAAAATAATTATCCTTTTATAGCAAATCCATTTAATAATAAGATTATTGATGGCTTTTTGAAAAGAAGTGTAGAAAATATTATTTCAACACAAAATGCATATTTATTATTTAAATATTTTCCTCTAGTAAATAATAATATATATTTATGTTTAGTGGAAGATGTATTAAGTTATACAGAAACAAATGAGTTAGATTCTGAATATTTTTTGAAACTTTATTTTCCGATTCTCTATAAAAAGGTAAAAACAAAAAAACAACTACAAAATAAAAAAATGATATTATATCGACAGGAAAAAGACCGTATAAGTAAATATCACAAAAAAATAAACGATAGGGTTGATATATTTTATAAGGTTTTTGAAGAAAACCCCAAACCATTAGATTTCACATCACATGGTTTATCATACGTCCATTTAATATTACATCCTGAAAATTCTATAAAATTACCCTTGGAAGTATTATTCAAAATAATGCATACAAACTCAAAAATATCTCTTATTAAATACAATCCAGGGTCTAATTATGAAAATATTTACAGATTATTTACAGACAAAAATATATCTCTTTCTGGTATTAAAATACCATCGCTTTTTATTTTAAATAATTATAGAAAGGGGGTTATAACAAATATATCCAATATATTAAGTAAAAAGCAATCAGTTGGGTTTTATATAGAACATAGTTTTAAAGAAAGTACAATAGAAATTTTTTGTGAATTTCATGAAAAAGGGAGCATAGATATTAAATTTAATAGTGAAATATTATTGGATATCGATGATGTAGAAAATATTTTAGAAAATGCTGTCAATAATACGATATTAAAAACTATTAGAAATTATTTGAAACAAAGTGGGTACGAATATATAAATTTTAACAAGATAACGGATAAAAATGTAGAAGTGAGTAGTTTAACTTATAAAACAAAACTTAAAAATAATAAAAAAATAAATATTAATAAATATATTGGGTGTATATCTTCACTATTTAATGTTATTGAAGGAAAAGCAAGTAAAACAACCGATGTAATAGATTTAAGATTTAAAAGAGTAAATGTTTTTCAGGTTATGGACAGTATTAAATCTTTTATAACGGTTAGAAGACAAAATGATGATAGTGTCAAGGAAATACTTGATTTATTATTAGAAAATTTTCCCAACGAAATAACAACAGAAGAAAAGGCACGGGAAGTATTTTCAGATTGGTTACAAGAAATTCAGTTAAAAATAGATACATATGGAGAGAGAAAAAGAATTGTAGATAGTAATCCTGGTTTTCAAACCAAAATATTATCTAATGTTTTTTCCGAAGGAACATTTTCTGTTTTTACAATAGAAAATATAAATGATATAAGATACCTAAGATATATTTTAATTTATATTAATTCATTTTTTAGAATTATCCTTAGAAAAGGAATAAATAAAGATTTGAGAGAACAAATTGATAAAATATGTAAAAAAAAAATAAAACAACAAGAACTTATTGATGTGGTTCAAGATATTCAAGCGGAAACGGAAAAAAGAGGTGCTGTAAAATTCGGACAAAAAGAGGCCGAATTATTAGATATAGAAGAAGATTCAGATTCAGACGAGTTATCTATTGAAGAAGATAGTGAAGAAGATAGTGAAGAAGATAGTGAAGAAGATAGTGAAGATGAGGATATTCAATTTGGAGATGATATGATTGATGACAAGTCTATATTATTAAATACTAATAAAGAGAATGAAGAGACAACAAAAATTGTTATCCCACAAGTCGTAGAACCAGAAGAAGAAGATTTATCATTAATACCAGAAGAAGAAGATTTATCATTAATACCAGAAGAAGAAGATTTATCATTAATACCAGAAGAAGAAGATTTATCATTAATACCAGAAGGCGAAATATCGGGGTCCGAACAAGAAAGTGAAGAAAGTGAAGAAAGTGAAGAAAGTGACGACGATGATGCTATTTTTGGAGATGAGGAATTAGGTGGAGGAGGTAAAAAAGGAAATGAAAGCGACGACGAAGACGATATGGAAGAAGATTTGTCTCATCTTGCGATATCCGGAGCCAAAAGTATATTTTCTAAAAGATTAAAAGAGAGCGATCCTGATTTATTTTTGAAAAAAGATACTCCAGGATACCATTCTTATAGTAGAGGTTGTCCAGGACAGTCTAAACGTCAGCCGGTTCTCATAACAGATGAAGAAAAAAAATACATTGATGAAAAGGATAAAGAATTAGGAATATCTTCATATGGTGAATCGATTAGATATGGTTCTGGTGATAAAAAATCAAATTATATATGTCCAAGGTATTGGTGTATTAGAGATGAAGCGGGGAAAGGTAGAAGTTTAACATTAGAACAAATAAATAAAGGCGAATGTGGTGGATGGGATGCTATAATACCAGAAAAAGCAAAAAAGGTCCCAAAAGGGAAAAGGATAGTTCAATTTACAGATGAAAGATTTCACAGAGAAAAGTCAGGAATACCAGAAGGAGACCAGGCTAGAAAATTAGTTTATAGACCTATGTATCCTGGTTTTCAAAGCCCTTCAAAACACCCGGAGGGATTATGTATCCCTTGTTGTTTCCAAACACCGTTTAAGGATGAACCTAATATGGGTTGGGAAAAGGATAAACCTATTCCATTTATGTTTAAAAAAATTGGTAGTGAATTACCCGATGTACCTACGAAGAGTGACGGAACACTAGATTTAGCTCAATTGAAAAATAAAAGATTTGATAAATTTAGACAAATAAAACCCAAAGCAGCAAATTTATTATGTGACGAAGATATTGAAGGAAAAGTTGGGAAATCAAAAAAAAATAAAAAGACAAAAGAATTTGAAGATACACCTATAATGAGTTTTCCTTTACGAAAAAATCAGTTTGGTTATATGAATTTATCTTTACAAAAATTTTTAGGATTCAATAACCAGATTTGCTATACAAAAAATACAGAATCTAATGTCGATAAAAAATTAAAACAACAAGAATATTGTATTCTACGATTAGGTATTATAAAAAATAGGAATCAATCATTTTTAGAATTATTAGCGAGTGTATATAATTTTTATTCGGGTATGAAAACATTACCAAACAAATTAAATGATTTGAATTTGAAAGATTTTAAAAAAATATTTATTAAAAACCTAACAATTGATAAATTTGTAACAGTTCAAAATGGTATATTACCTACATTATTTCATAAAGAAACAATAGATGTAAATTTGGAAGATTATACATCCAGTATATATTTTGGTAAAATAACAGATATATCTTACAAGGAACGAATAGCTAGAGCATTTGAAAATTTTAAACAATATATTAAAAACGAGGATGCTGAAATAGATTATAGTTATATTTGGGATTTTGTCACAGAACCTATGGATAAAGGTGGTCTGTTATTTAAAAATGGTATAAATATATTAATTTTAAGGCACCCCGACGATGATATAGTAGATAAGATAGAACTAATATGCCCAACAAACCATTATTCAAGTAATTTTTTTGATTTTGATAAGAAAACCTTAATGATATACAATAAAGGATGTTATTTTGAACCATTATGTAAAATATATAAAAAAGCTAGAAAATTTGAGACTGTAAAATTTTTTTCATTTCCACGAGATTATAATGTTTTTAAAGAACATTCCGATATTTTAGATATAATCACAAAAATTAAGGAAATTATTGATAGAAATTGTATTGGTAAAAAATCAATAAAAAAATATGACTATGAACGAAATGTATCTTCCACAGATCTTATCAACTTATTAAAAAAAAACGATTATACTGTAATATCTCAAATTTTAAATTATGATAATAAAGTTATAGGAATATTAACGCAACTGGAAGACACTCCATTTTATGTTCCTTGTAGGCCTTCTGGTGTAATATTAGATATAAATTTTGTTTTCTTCCAAGATGTAGAAATAAGAAGTTATACAGAAACAATTGAGTTTTTAAAAACGTTATATAATAAATCTAATAAACAAATTCCATGTAATATACATTCAAAATTGGTTGATGATAATATGGTGGTGGGTATAAAGACAATAACTAATCAAATTATTCCTGTAATTCCTGTTCCAAAAATGGATGTTACAGATGATATTGACGAAGAAAGAACATATGTTGGTGAAAATAAAACAGTTTTACAAACAGATAAAACAGTATTATTAGAGAAAAAAGTTGATGTCGAAAGAGAAAAAATAGTAAAAGAATTAGAATTGGAAAACAACTTTTATGGCTTGTTTAGAAACACCCTTAAAATAATTTTAAATAAAAAAGATGCTAATACACAACGAACTAACATTTTAAATATAGCAGAATCTCCAACCATAACGTATATTGAAAAATTAGAAACAGTAATGGGTATATTACATACTTTATTAGATAACAGCGTACAATTTTTACAATTTCCAATAGACGATTTAGATGATTATAAGGATATGATTACTTGTTTTGGTATGAATAAAACAGATTGTGGTGAAAAGGGGAAACATCCGAATAAACATTGTTCTTTTATGAGAAAAGGCGGATCTTGTGCTTTAATTTTACCGAGTACCAATTTATATACTAAAAAAAACAACAACAAGGATATGTATTTTATGAAATTATCAGATGAAATAATAAGATATTCAAAAATAAGAAAGTATTTATTTACACATAGGGAATTTTTATCTTTTGAACGAGTAAATTATAAAATAAATGACGATGAAATAATATTACTAGAAGAAATTCTTTTTGATACATATTTGGACGATATAAAATTAAGAAAGAATGATACCTTTATTGAATCAACTGGTATTTATGATATAGTTAATCCAAATGATAAAATAAACTATTCCAATACAATACCTGAGAATATGTTGCGAGGTAAAGAAGTTGGCCCAGAGAAAACAAATGAAGAATCAAAATTAATAGTTGATTGTGTCGCCCAAAATAAATATAAAGAGAAAGCCCTGATTACTTTATCAAATAATAAAACCACGTTTAAAGTATCTCCGTATAAATCAACGGGTATTTGTGGTTTTCAAATGGTACAATTTATTATAAATGATTATATGGGAAAAAATATTACAATTGACAAAATAAAGGAAATGTTAGGAAAGGTATATTTAGAATTAAAAATGCCACCAAATAAATTAAGTTTAAATAAATCTAACGTTACAGAATGGTCTGTTTTTTCTTATATTAATTGGGTGAATAAAAATATAAACGTTGCTGAATCTGTTATTTCCAAACAATCTTCTGATAAAAATAGTGAAATTATAAAAGAAATAAAAAAAGATACTTATGCTATGACAGAAATAGACTTATTTTTATTGTTTAAATCTTATAATATACCAACTATAATCAAAATGAAAACACCACAAGTAAGTTTATTAAATTCAACAATTTCAACATTTAATACATTTAATGAAACTGATGATAAATTGTATATTATCTTAAGCGCAAAAAGTAATCTTAAAAAACCAAACCGTTTATTTGGATTATTACATATTGAAAATGTATATAAAATACCAAAACAGATAGTAAATAAAGAATTACTAACAGATTTTAAGGGAAAAAACCCAGCAAAAGATATAAATACATTTATACAGGAATCTTTGGAATATCAAGTAAATAAAAAGAATGAAAAGAGAGATCAGGATGCGAAAGCGCAAAGAAAGGTTCGAAAGAAAATAAATAAAATGAAGATAAAGAAGAAATTAAATACCAAATAATGAAAGTGTTCGACCCATATTAATACTTCTAGTTTGAATATTAGTTGGTGTTCTGCGTAATTGTACGGACGGTGCGAAAGGATTAGTTGGTATAACCAGTGCGGGTGGAGTTGGTGGAGGTGGAGGAGGTGGGGGAGGAGGTATTGGTGGGGGAGGTCTTGGTGGATGTGACGGTGACGTTGAAGGTGTTGGAGCTATTCGTATTCTTTCGTTATAAGGAACGTATCTCATAACTTCAATATATCTTGTATATCCAAAATTAGGATTATTTTCAATATATGCCTTTAACATTTTCTTAGTTTTTTTCTTTGAATCTCTTGATAATATTGGATTACACGAGTATTTATAATTCAAATATTGTATTATAATAATTTTTAATTTTTTCCAAATATTTCGTTTTGTTGTATATGAAATAGTATTTGTGAATGTAATATAATCAATATCTTTACGAAAATCGTGTAACATGTTTAAAATTTGTTCCCATTGCTCGTATAACAAATTTGACTTTATAAAGTTGGTTATTGTATTTCCTTTCAACAAATGATAATAATCATATGAAAACTTTTTTTCATTCATATTGGAATAAAAAAAGTTTGTAATAATTATTGGTATAATAAATCCAGTATCTAAAAGTTTAAAATAAATATTATATAAATTGTGTTTTGAAAATATTAAATTAGTATGGGGATTTTTTAATAAAAGTGGTTTAGAAAATAACCCTTGATTATTATTAAGAGATTCAATCCAATAATTAACCAAATCACTTAATCTAAATTCATATCTTGTATTATTTTCTAATAAAGTTATTTTGTATTTGTTGTGAAATTCTGTCAATTTATTGAGATACAAATCAGTATCTATTTTATAATTAATAGATTTATTCCATTTCCTAAAATTAACTAAATATATAAGTTTATTTTTAATATTCTTTGCTAGGATGTAAGCGTTTTCTATTATTTGTTTTTCATCCGTAAATTCATTATCGACAATACATTCGTTGTATATTTTTATATCACTTTTATACCCTACAGTTTGTAAATGAAAAATATCAAGATTGTTACACGATATATCTTTTTTTTTAATAATTAAATCAATAATAGTATTAATTAGCAACATTTCTTATAATATATAATTATTGTAAGAAAATTTTATTGTAAGAAAATTTTAGTTTAAAAGTCGAGTTCATAATCATCATCGATTGCTCCAGTATTATTACCGTTGATATAATCGGTACTACTATTGATTGTAATATTTTTCTTTGCACAAACATCGTTAGGATTTTCGATTTGTAACATATCATCGATGTTTATTGTTTGTTCTAACTTGGTTGCTCCAAGTTTATTCATTTCGTCAATATTTAATAGAACCTGGAAACTACCTGTACCATAATAACCTTCTTGACCACACATAATATTTGAAGATACACCGGTCATAACATCTAATTCAGCATGTCTTGCTGCTCGTAAGAACATTTCAGGTGTTTCTTCAAAACTGGCTTTTGCGATAGGACCGATATCATCGGTGTTTATGCCATGTCTAAATATACTTACCATTTTTTGTGTTGCGCACATTCTGTCACATAATAGTGACATATGGTGATAATTAATATATGTTGTATCAGAGAATGCTTCTGCTAATTCGTTATATATACATTGTCTCGCGGCTTCAATACCTAATGTTCTATAGATTTCCCGGATATCATTACTATACGTTCGTGATGTATCAATATAATCAATTGCTAAAATTTCTTTTAAATTGCTGCCTACGGTATCCAATACCCAAATGTCTTCAGGAACATAGTTTCCGTCTTTTTCAACCATATTATTTTTGATAGTTCTAATAATAATTTTAGGAATCCCTTTTATTCCTTTAAGAATGATATTGTTGAGTATATTATCTTGTAAATTTTTCAACATATAAATTTCATCTGTTTGGTCTAAACCTTTTTTCTTACTTGCTAGAAGAGCTTTAGAATTAACCAACCTGATTCTAAATATAAGATTAT